TAAATTATTAGCTTAATGCTTAATTGATTAAAGGCTCCTCGGAAGAGGAGCCTTTTTTATTTAAAATATATAGTAAAACAAAATATCGGTTTAACATGAACATTGGAATTACACTAGGATTACAACAGGATAATGAATCTCTTTGGATAAATGGAATCAAATTAAATGTATTAAATTTAATTGAAACTCTTTCTGAAATAGGAGATCATAGTGTATATGCGTTAGACACTAGTAATAAAGTTAAAGATCTGTCAAAGGTAGATTGGGACACTTCTAAATATCCTATTTATAAATATGCAGATAAAGTAAATTCAACGGATTTATTAATACTTCTAGGAACTTCATTTAGTACCGAGCAAACAGTCGCCGTTAGAAAAAAGAATCCTAAAATTAAGATTATTAAATACTTTTGCGGTAATAATTATATTATAGATATGGAAAGAGTCTTATTTGATTCTAAAGAATCTGTAAGTAATTGGACGCATGGCCACGATGAAGCATGGTTTATTCCACAGCAGGAATATCAAAATAGATCATACTATCAAACAATGGGAAGGCTTTCTGCTGACAAGGTTAAAGTGGTTCCATTTGTATGGAGTCCTAAGTTTATAAAAGAAGAAAATTCTAAAAACGTCAGAAATGGTATGAAAGACGCATTCTATAAAGGAGGCAAGAATGCAGAAGATATGAACCTATCTTCAATGGAACCTAATATGAATGTAGTTAAATATTGTATGCCTCTTATCATGATGGTAGAAGAACTATACAGAAAAAAGGGTAAAAAGGCGTTCAATGAATTTTGGGTAGGAAGTGGTAAAAGATTATTATCTAGTAAATACTTTATTAGTTCCATTAAACACTTAGATGTAACTCATTCCGGTAAATTAAAAATGTGCTCAAGGTACCCAGTAACTAATTTTCTTTCTGAGAAAACGGATATAGTTCTTTCACATCAATGGGATAATCCTTTAAACTATGCATATTTAGACGCTCTTTATTTTGGATATCCTTTAGTTCATAACGCAACAATGATAAAGGATGCAGGGTATTATTATAAAGGATTCGATACAGTGTCAGCTGCAAAGATGTTAGAGAATGTATTAAATCATCATGATGAGATAGAAAAGGAATATACAGCAAAAAGCACAAAGGTTCTTTCAAGATATCTTACAACAAATCCTAACATCGTAGATACATATAAAAAACTAATAGAGAATATTTTTGAACCAGGAAAACATGCTCTATCAAACGAATATGACTGGTCAACAAACCTATATAAATAAACATAATAAATAATGGAATTAAAAGAAGTAATTGAAGCGGCTGCAAAGCCAAAGATTAGTATTATCATGCAATCATATCTTGGTAATTATCCAGGATCTAGGAAAGATTCACATTCTAAATTTTTAAGAGCAGTCCAGAGTTTTCAAAATCAATTATATAAAAACTGTGAATTAATAATAGTAGCAGACAATTGCATGGAAACAAAGTCACTATATGATGCTCATTTTCAAACTGAAGATAACATAAGATTAATATACGTTTCTAGAAACTCAAAAGAAATGAGTACATATATGCAAAACGAAGAAGGCAACAAATATTATAGAGGTTTTCCTCGTAGAGTAGGAGTAGGAGCCGCAACTGGAAATTTAATTACATATATGGATTCAGACGATATGTTATTAGAAGAACATACACTACACCTAATGATAGAGTTTAATAAAAACCCTGACGCTAATTGGTGGATTAACAGATCTTGGTACGATAACGAAGTAATGAAATTTAAAGACGATAAAACATTTGAAGATTCTACAGAATATGGTGAAGAACTTCCAGATGTTGAAGGAAAGTGGAACATAACAAGAATAAAGGAAGGTTTAGTAGTAATGAGTCCTTGGTTGTTTATGCATAAACCATCTGCATCTGTTTTATGGAGAGATACTTGGGGTAACGTAAGTGAAGATTCAGATTTCAACGTAAGATTCAGAGAAAATCATAAAGGCGGAGCAGTAATGAACCGACCAACATACGTAAGATGTCACTTTACAGATAAGTGGGATTTTTAATACGTAAAATAATATCTTATACTATAGATTCTGGGACCTTTATCCCATCAATTTATAATATATAAGATTGAGTGGAATTATTCCACATTTAAAATAAATAAAAAAAAATGTAACTATTCATGTCATTAATTAAAATCAAGCAAATTGACGGCTTACAGGCTGCTCTTGATCTTATTAACACCAGCATTGAATCAGGTTCGCTTAAATCAGCTTACACACAGGAAGACCACGGTTTTTCTGCTGGAGTTGTTATAGCTTATGTGGGTTCTAGATGGGTGTTAGCTGATTCAAGCACTGCTAACAAGCTAGGAAGATTAATCATCGAATCTATTGTAGACGCGGACAATTTTATCGCTGTGCAAGTTGGAACTATTAACGTTTCAGCATGGCCTAAATTGGACCAGTTAGTTCCCGGAGATTTCTACGTTGTAGATAACTCAGGTAACGGTACTTTAGAAGATTACGTTAATACTGGTGATCCAGGTTTTGCATACAGCAATCCTGTTTTACAAGCATTAACAGAAACAGTGGGTCATGTTCTTCCATGGAGACCATCGCAGTCGCCAACAGACCTAATTCAACCAGAAGAATTCACACAGACTTCGTTCTCTGCTGTAACTTCAGGTAATTACTCATCAACAGGACTTACACTAACGTATACTCCTTTCCAAGATTCAACAGTTCAAGTATTCTTAAACGGTATAGCACTTGACGAATCTTATAATGATAGAAACGGAGACGTATATTTCTCAAGAGACGGTGGTGCAACTGCTGTTCCTGCTTCTGACTTAGATGCTGGAGATACACTTTACTGGAACGGAACTCTTGCAGGTTATGAGCTTGCTGGAACTGATCAGTTTGAAGTAGTATACGACAAAAGTAATCTAGACGACTAAAAAAAATAAATTATTAAAACATGGCAAATCCATTTATTAGTACTTCTGGTAGTCAAGGTTATCAAGGTTCTCAAGGAGCTGGCAATGAAGGTGCACAAGGTGCAACTGGAGTTCAAGGTTTTCAAGGAGACAACGGTGAAACTGGCGATAGAGGTATAACAGGTGATCAAGGTTTACAAGGTGATATAGGTTTAACTGGTGCTCAAGGTGTTGAAGGTGGCATTGGTCTTAAAGGAGATCAAGGCGATACAGGCGCAACTGGAGATAGAGGTGAACAAGGTATTCAAGGTAAAACAGGTGATCAAGGTCTTAAAGGAGACCAAGGAGATACTGGTGAAACAGGTCTTAAAGGTGACCAAGGAGATACTGGTGAAACAGGTCTTAAAGGTGATCAAGGTGATACAGGAGAACAAGGTATTGAAGGTAAAGTAGGTGCTCAAGGTTTCCAAGGTATTCAAGGTGAAACTGGTCTTAAAGGAGATCAAGGTGACACCGGTTTAAAAGGTGATCAAGGTGACACTGGTTTAAAAGGTGATACTGGTGAAACAGGTCTAAGAGGTGAAACTGGTTTAAAAGGTGACACTGGTGAAAAAGGTGATCAAGGTTTCCAAGGTATAACTGGTGAAAAAGGTGATCAAGGAGATACTGGTGAAACAGGTCTTAAAGGTGACCAAGGAGATACTGGTGAAACAGGTCTTAAAGGTGACCAAGGAGATATTGGTGCTGATGGTAAACAAGGTGAAACTGGTGAAAAAGGTGATCAAGGTTTCCAAGGTATAATCGGTGAAACTGGTGCTCAAGGTGCTATTGGTGCTCAAGGTGCTGTTGGTGCTGACGGTGAACAAGGTCTTAAAGGTGATCAAGGTTTCCAAGGTATTGACGGTAAAGTCGGTGATCGTGGTGAAACAGGTCTTAAAGGTGATCAAGGAGATACTGGTGAAACAGGTCTTAAAGGTGACCAAGGAGATACTGGAGCTAAAGGTGATCAAGGTTTCCAAGGTATAACTGGTGAAACTGGTGCTAAAGGTGATCAAGGTTTCCAAGGTATTGACGGTAAAGTTGGTGCTAAAGGTGATCAAGGAGATACAGGTCTTAAAGGTGATCAAGGAGATACTGGTGAAACAGGTCTTAAAGGTGACCAAGGAGACGTTGGTGCTAAAGGTGATCAAGGTATTCAAGGTTTCCAAGGTATAACTGGTGACCAAGGTGTTATTGGAGCTCAAGGTGAAACTGGTGTTCAGGGTTCTATTGGTGATGATGGTATACAAGGTGCTAAAGGTGACCAAGGAGATACGGGTATTAAAGGTGATCAAGGAGATACTGGTGCTAAAGGTGATCAAGGAGATATTGGTGAAACAGGTCTTAAAGGTGACAAAGGTGATCAAGGTTTCCAAGGTGTCGATGGTATCGGAGTCAAAGGTGATCAAGGTTTCCAAGGTATAACTGGTAATCAAGGTACAACTGGTGATCAAGGTATTCAAGGTGAAACTGGTGAAACTGGTGAACAAGGTGAAACTGGTCTTAAAGGTGACAGAGGTCTTCAAGGTTTCCAAGGAAACACTGGTCTTAAAGGAGATCAAGGTGACACCGGTTTAAAAGGTGATCAAGGAGATACTGGTGCTAATGGTGAAACTGGTCTTAAAGGTGACAAAGGTGATCAAGGTATTGACGGTAAAGTTGGTACTAAAGGTGATCAAGGTTTCCAAGGTATAACTGGTGATCAAGGTGTAACTGGTGATCAAGGTCTTAAAGGTGATCAAGGTGACACTGGTGAACAAGGTGAAACAGGTCTTAAAGGTGACAGAGGTATTCAAGGTTTCCAAGGAAACACTGGAACTAAAGGTGACCAAGGAGATACTGGAGCTAAAGGTGATCAAGGAGATACTGGTGAAACTGGTCTTAAAGGTGATATAGGTCTTAAAGGCGATAAAGGTGATCAAGGTTTCCAAGGTATAACTGGAACTAAAGGTGACCAAGGAGATACAGGTGCTAAAGGTGATCAAGGAGATACTGGTGAAACAGGTCTTAAAGGTGACCAAGGAGATACTGGTCTTAAAGGTGACAGAGGTCTTAAAGGTGATAAAGGTGACAGAGGTTTCCAAGGTATCGTTGGTGTCAAAGGTGACCAAGGTGACAAAGGAGAAAGAGGTCTTAAAGGTGATCAAGGTGATAGAGGTTTCCAAGGTATTGATGGTAAAGTCGGTGCCCAAGGAGATACTGGAGCTAAAGGTGATCAAGGAGATGTTGGTTTAAAAGGTGATACAGGTGAAAGAGGTTTCCAAGGAAACACTGGAGCTAAAGGTGACCAAGGAGATCAAGGTTTCAAAGGTGACAAAGGTGATAGAGGTATCAAAGGTGACAAAGGTGATCAAGGTTTCCAAGGTCCTGAAGGTAATTTTGGTGGAGCAACATTCTACTATAAATTTAATTCTGGTACCGCAGGCGATCCGGGTGCAGGATATATTAGTCTTAACACTGACGCTGCTGGAAGTGCAACACAAATCAACATTGATGATTTAAATGCAACTAACAATGACGTTCAGCAATACTTAAGAACTATTGACGATTCTACATCTACAATTAAAGGTCATATTAGAATTTCTAATAAATTAGATTCTTCTCAATATATGTTATTTACAATCTCTTCTTTACAAGAGGTTAATACATATTTCCAAGTAGTTGGTAACACATTATATGCTTCTGCAGCTAATGTATTCTCAGCAAATGAAGAATTAATAGTAACGTTCGCAAGAACAGGTGATAAAGGTGATTTAGGTTACCAAGGTCTTAAAGGTGATACTGGTGAACAAGGTATTCAAGGTGTTCAAGGTAAAACTGGTGCCAATGGAGACAGAGGTGAGCAAGGTCTTAAAGGTGATCAAGGTTTCCAAGGTCAAACTGGTTTAAAAGGCGACAAAGGCGACAAAGGCGATAGAGGTTTCCAAGGAAATACTGGAGCTGCTGGAGCTGATGGTGGTAAAGGTGCTAAAGGTGATCAAGGTTTCCAAGGTATAACTGGTGCTAAAGGTGTTGTTGGTAACACAGGTGCTCAAGGTGCTAAAGGTGATACTGGTGAACAAGGTGTTATTGGTGTACAAGGTAAACAAGGTAACACAGGTGCTAAAGGTGATCAAGGTTTCCAAGGTATAACTGGTGCTAAAGGTAACATTGGTACTAAAGGTGATCAAGGTAACACTGGTGCTCAAGGTGCTAAAGGTGACAGAGGTATTCAAGGTATCGTTGGTAACACAGGTGCTAAAGGTGATCAAGGTTTCCAAGGTATAACTGGTGCTAAAGGTAATGTTGGTACTAAAGGTGATCAAGGTTTCCAAGGTGCAAATGGTGTTATTGGTATCAAAGGTACTAAAGGTGATAGAGGTGCTACAGGTGCTCAAGGTTTCCAAGGTATAACTGGTACTAAAGGTAATGTTGGTGCTAAAGGTGATCAAGGTTTCCAAGGTATTCAAGGTACCGTTGGTGCTAAAGGTACTAAAGGTAATGTTGGTGCTAAAGGTGATCAAGGTTTCCAAGGTATAACAGGTACTAAAGGTAATACAGGTGCTAAAGGTGATCAAGGTTTCCAAGGTTTCCAAGGTATAACTGGTGCTACAGGTGCTAAAGGTACTAAAGGTGACAGAGGTGCTACAGGTGCTCAAGGTTTCCAAGGTTTTACTGGTGCTAAAGGTACTAAAGGTGATGTTGGTGCTAAAGGTAATCAAGGTTTCCAAGGTATTCAAGGTGCTGTAGGTGCTAAGGGTACTAAAGGTGATGTTGGTGCTAAAGGTAATCAAGGTTTCCAAGGTATAACTGGTGCTAAAGGTGACAGAGGTATTCAAGGTATTCAAGGTGCTGTAGGTGCTAAAGGTACTAAAGGTGATATTGGACTTAAAGGTAACACAGGTAACACTGGTGCTCAAGGTTTCCAAGGTTCAACTGGTGCAACTGGTGGAACTGGTGCTAAAGGTGACAGAGGTCTAATTGGTATTCAAGGTATAACTGGTGCTACAGGTGCTAAAGGTGATATTGGACTTAAAGGTAATACTGGTAATACTGGTCCAACTGGTTTCCAAGGTGTAATTGGTGTTAAAGGTAACGTTGGTGCTAAAGGTAATACTGGTAACACAGGTGCTCAAGGTACTGGTGGTGCAAGAGGTGCTGTTGGTGCTGTTGGTCCTAAAGGTAATACAGGTTCAACTGGTGCCCAAGGTGCTCTAGGTGCTAAAGGTAACACTGGTTCAACTGGTGCTCAAGGTGCTCTAGGTGCTAAAGGTAATACTGGTAATACTGGTAATCAAGGTTCTGTTGGTCCTGTTGGTCCTAAAGGTAGCGTTGGTAACACAGGTGCTAGAGGTTATCAAGGTTTCCAAGGTTTAACTGGTGGAACGGGTGCTAAAGGTACTAAAGGTGATATCGGTGTTAAAGGTAATACTGGTGCTCAAGGTGCAACTGGCGCTAGAGGTGCTACTGGTCCTCAAGGTCTTACAGGTGCAACTGGTTCAGTTGGTCCTAAAGGTTCTACTGGTGCTGGTGGTGCTAGAGGTTTCCAAGGTATAATTGGTGTTAAAGGTAACGTTGGTTCAACTGGTCCTAAAGGTAACACTGGTAATACAGGTGCTCAAGGTGCTCTAGGTGCTAAAGGTAACGTTGGTTCAACTGGTCCTACAGGTGCTCAAGGTGTTATTGGTTCTAAAGGTAATGTTGGTTCAACTGGTCCTACAGGTCCTAAAGGTAACACTGGTTCAACTGGTGCTCAAGGTTCTGTTGGTCCAACTGGTGGAACTGGTGCTAAGGGTACTAAAGGTGACACAGGTGCTAGAGGTCCTCAAGGTTACACTGGTCCTACAGGTCCTAAAGGTACTGTTGGTTCAACTGGTGCTAGAGGTTATCAAGGTTTCCAAGGTCTTAAAGGTTCAACTGGTCCTAAAGGTACAACTGGTAATACAGGTCCTCAAGGTTACACTGGTCCTACGGGTCCTAAAGGTGACAGAGGTTTAACTGGTGCAAATGGATCTAATGGATCTAATGGTGCTCAAGGTTATACTGGTGCAACTGGTCCTAAAGGTAACACGGGTAACCAAGGTGCCGTAGGTCCTAACACGTCTAACTACAGATTATATTCTAATCAGTATGTTGGTAACTCAGGTGGTGAATATGTGTACTACAATAACAGTAGTGCATTACAACAATTCTACATTAACAACTCAGAAGAAATGAGATTATACAGTAACGGTAACCTTCACGTTGACGGTGATGTTGTTGCATACTCAACTTCTATCTCGGATGCGAGACTTAAAGATAACGTGACTACTATTGAAGAAGCATTATCTAAAGTCTTACAGTTAAGAGGTGTTGAATACGATTGGAATAGCGGTAGCAGAAAAGGTCTTCATGATCTAGGTCTTATCGCCCAAGAAGTAGAAGAGGTATTACCTATGTTAGTAAGAGAACATGAAATGCCACTAATGGATGGTGCAGAAGACGGAACAGTTTACAAAACTGTTGACTATGAAAAAATGGTCGGTCTTTTAATCGAAGCTATTAGAGAACTTGAAGCAAGAATTAAAACTTTAGAGTCTTAATTTAAATCATCAAGATAATTTTAGAAAGGGTCCTCGAAAGAGGACCCTTTTTTTATGTGATATATAGATTGTAATAACTTATTATCTTATTACACTTAGTAAACAATTTAAAATATCTAAGTATAACTAATATTATAGAACACAATCGATGGATAATAAAATCAAACATGATACGTTTAACAAGAATGTAAAATTCTATGTGGAAAGCGTAACTAAGAATACAGACACATATACTCTTAATGGATGGGTTGGATTAATAGGCGGAGAAGCTTTAGGCTTTTCAATGTCAAATGAACCTCTTAAAGTTCAATTTTTAGGTGATAGGCAAGACGTAATGGAAGTATATTCAAATCAGCTTACTAATCAGAATATGTCATTTACTATTGAGGTTCCTTTTGATAAAAAACTAAAAACACTAGTCATCCATACTAGTATTGGAGAAACTGCAATAGGTCCAATCGGACACTGGTTATCGTATCATTCAGGATTTGCAAATACATCAAAGGATGTTATAGTAGTAGATAATTTTTATAATGATCCTGACCTTGTAAGAGAATGGGCAATGAACCATTTAGAATTTACACCTTCCGATTATCACAAGGGCCAAAGAGCAAATGAAAGATTTATCTTAGATGGAACTAAAGAAAAACTAGAAGAAATTATAGGAAAACCAATATTCAATTGGAATCACGACAGGTATGCTAACGGAATATTTCAATTTTGTACAGCAGATCAACAGATTGTTTATCACGTGGATAATCAAACTTATGCAGCAATGGTATATTTAACACCTGACGCTCCACCTACATCTGGAACTGCGTTCTATAGAAGTAAAGTCACGGGTGATTATACATTCGATGACGATAAAAGAAAAACCCAAGCATACATAGATGCATTCAAGGGTAATAGTAATGAAATGAATTTTTACGATGGATCTAATTTTGAAAAAATAGATGAAGTAGGAAATGTGTATAATAGATTAGTCTTGTTTAATGCTAAAAATATCCACGCTGCGACTCAGTATTTTGGAGATGCAATTGACAATGCTAGATTTTTTCACATGTTCTTTTTTGACGTATAAAAACAAATATAAATATGAAGATTAATATTATTACAAGGTGTACCAGAACAAGTAACCTTTTAACAATTAAAGAAGGAGTATTAAATGCGCCTAAGGGAGTAACAGTAAATTGGCACATTGTATTTGATACAGGAGCATTAAAGGATATTGATGCAGAGGTTCTCTCGAACTTAACAGATACTGTCAATGTCAAATTACATTTTGTAAAAGGACAAAGAGGAGGATTATTATATCCTGAAGTTTCTGATATTATTAGAACAATCAAATCAGGTTGGATCTATTTACTAGATGATGATAACATTATACACGAAGACTTTTACAAAACTATTAAAGCGAGTATAAAGAATCTTCCAATTGCACAGGTTCATATCGTTTCTCAATTAGTTGCAGGTAGAGATTTTACCGGACAAGAAATTAGAGTAGCTAGTCGTGAAAATACTGCATTTCAGAAAATTGACATTGCACAGATGGTTATTAATAGAAGCATATTTGATACTCATTCGTTTAGTGCAAATTATGCAGCAGACGGTTTCTTTATAGAAGAAGTATTAAAAACACATGGTGATTCATTCGTATGGATTGACAAGGTTTTATGCCACTACAATTATTTAGAAAAAGTACCAAGTGCAAAAATACCTAAAATAATTTATATAGGAAAAACTAAGCCAGAATTAAAGTCTATAAAATATTTATCGTATGAAGCAGATGAATTAGACGTTAAATACTTAGAAGACGATAGTGAAGTAATTAACGCAGTTACGTCGTTTAATCCTGATGCAATTATTACAAATGGAGAATCATGGAAAGAGTTTCCTAACCTAGCTTCTCTTCCTCTCCAATTTAGAAAAAGGTGGTTTAATTCTGAGAACACGGAAAATATAGGAAACACTGCATATTCCGTAGCAATGAATTCTATTCTATCTCCTTCTAACCTAGAAGATGATCAGATGATTTCATTCTTTACGCCTATATATAATACTGGTGAAAAGTTATGGAACACATATAGATCCGTAAGAGATCAGACGTATAATAACTGGGAATGGGTTTTAGTAAATGATTCCACCGATGGAGGTAAAACTTTAAAGATAGCAGAAGAAATTGCGTTAGTAGATCCAAGAGTAAAGGTGTATGATTTTAGAGAAAAATCAGGAGGATGTATTGGAGAATCTAAATACAGATGTTGTTCTCTTGCTAAAGGATATATTCTAGCAGAATTAGACCATGATGACTTATTGGTTAAAACATGTGCAGAAGATTTACATAATGCTGCACAGGCACATCCTGATTGTGGTATGTTTTATGGAGATACTGCCGAGGTAAATGAAGAGTGGGAAAATCAAAGATATGGAGAAGGGTTTGCATTAGGATATGGTTCTTATAGAGAAGAAGAGTATGAAGGTAGAATGTTGTCACCTGCTAATCAACAGAATATTAATCCAAAAACAATCAGACATATTGTAGGAGTTCCAAATCACGTTAGAGCATGGAGAAGATCTACTTATTTTGAAATAGGAGGACATAACAGAAGTCTAACAATTGCAGATGATTTTGAATTAGTGATCAGAAGCTTCCTATATTCTAAGATATGTAAAATACCTAAACTAAGCTATATTCAATTTCTCTATAATAATCAAGGTGGAAGAAACACTCATGATTTATCAAGAGCAGACATTCAAAGAAGAGTTAGAACAATAGCACAATATTATAATGAACAAATCAACGCTAGATTTATTGAATTAGGAATAGAAGATTGGGCATATAATGAAAGCCCTGACTATCCTATCTCAGCAGAGTCAAGATATGGAGAAGAAGAAGGAGTTGCTAACGAAACATACGCTGAAAAATCAGGAGTTGAAAAAAAAGTAACTAAATTAGAAAAAGTAAAATAATGGGAAAATACGTAGAAATTTTAGATGCAAGCGATTGGGATGCATGGTGTGACAAATACATCGATCCCCTTTTAAGAAAAGGAGAATATGAACTCATAGTTGACGAAGCGGCTCCGAGTGTTTTAGTATTTCCTTTATTTAAAGAACAGTTTTGTAAAGATCTAATTGAACTATGTGAAACTGAAGGAGAATGGACAGTAGATAGACATGAATTTTATCCAACAACCGACATGCTCATTGACAAAGTATGGATGAATGAAATTTACTCAAAGGTTCTTAACGAATTTGTTAGGCCATTAGGAATATGGTTCTGGACTTTAGAAGGAAAGCAGTGGAATTCTATGTCAGATGAAACATTTATTGTAAAGTATACTACAGAAACACAAGCGCACCTTTCTCTTCACCATGATAATAGCCATTTAACAACTGTTGTTAGAATGAATGAAGATTTTACAGGAGGTGGAACTTATTTCCCATTATATAAGGCAAATATTAGTCCTCCTAGAGTTGGAATGGCAGCTTTACACCCAGGTGCAATTACACATAGACACGGTGCAAAGCCTATTTTTTCAGGAACAAGGTATATTACTGTAAGTTTCTGTAAGATGAGTGGATAAATAGAATATGAAGCAAATACAATCATTCAACCAATTTATTAACGAAAGCCTAAACGAAGATACTAATGATCTTTTTAAAGTTTATCTAGCAATTGATCCCGACTCAGGTCACAGGTGGTGGTCTTATAAAGGATTTGCGTCAGATAATTTCTTTATACAAATCAATAAAGACAATTATAAAGACATAGATATTAATCCAGACTATCCTATATTAACCTATAATTCAGGAGTAGTTGAAACCCTTTTAAAGGAAGGATTAGTTAAAAAAGAAAATGTATATAATAGACCAGAATTCATTAAGCAATCTGGATCTAAGGCAGAGTTTCATAAAATAGTCGATGGAGATGAAAACATTCCACAAACATGCCATGACGAGAAAGAAGCTTTAGAAATTGGTTTTCCATTAATTGCAAAGCCAGCTGAAGGACATTCAGGTATTGGAATTCAGGTTTTTAAATCTCAGGAAGATTGGGATAAAGCTGATCATTCTAAATTTGACGTATATTCCGAATTCGTAGATAAGAAATCAGAGCATAGAATAATTAACTTTAAAGGAGATGCTTTCTTTTGGATGGAAAGAGAACCATTAAATGATAAAGCAAAATCAGGTGATGGTGACGGAAAAGAAGAAATGAATTTTAAATATATCAAAAGAGATATTACAACTCTTCCTGAAAAATTTAAAACACTAATAGAAAAATTCTGTGATAAGTTTAAAGATTTACCATATATATGTTTTGATATAATGGAAGATCAAGAAGGAAAATTGTATATTATAGAAAGTAATTCTCAACCTGGAGTTCCTTATGATTCTACTGTGCAAATATACCGTAAAATATTTAAAGACTTTTACGGAAGAGAAGTAAACAAAGATACTGACAAGGCCCTAACAAAATTATCTAATGATTTAGATAAAAAAACTATAGAACTTGACAGCGAACGATTCGAAATAAAAGAATAAATTATGGCATATCCGGATATGACTTGTATGCATGTGAACTTATGGGTTCATCACATGGACATTGACAAACTGTTTGACTTTATAACAGAAAGAATTAAAGAACCACCTAGCTATTGGATTTCTAGAGAATCTTGTCCTTCTACAATTACAGGAGGATATGCAGAAATTAACGTATCATATAACACATATCTTATGATAAGACGTGTTAAAGAACACGGACACTTTTAATTGAAACAATTCCAAATGGAAGTGTATAGTTAAGTATAGTTAATAAACTTCCAAGTATGAATAGATTATGGTTACGATTTGCACTGTGTATTTACGCAATATTATATACAGTGTGTCTGCCATTAATCCTAGGCATAGAGGATAGTTATAGTGATTATCATCAATTAAAACCAATCTTATTCCCTTTATTAACAATAGGAGTTTCATTAGGATTATGGCTTCATCGTTCTATTGAATGGAAAATACCGGCATTCTTATTAATAATCATAGCAAGCTTTAGCGTTGCAAATTACCCTACAATACATAATATATCTGCTATTCTATTTTTTATGTCATCGACATGGATCATGCTCTTTGATAAAAGATTTAAAATCTTTGGAATAATATCTGCAATATTATATCCAACACTCTTTATAAACACTGAACAGAATTTATTCTTGTTTGAAGTGTTACAGATACCTATTCTTTCCTTTTATCATTTCTCTAGAGTAGTATACTTAATGAGATTAAAGAAGAAAATATAAACAATTACACATATTTGAGTATAATCTATATGGCAAAGAAGAAAAAGAAGCTAGAGATTATTCACGTTAAGAAGCCAATTATTGGCGAAACGTACTATTTCTATTTCGCAGGATCATGGGAAGTAGGAAAGTTAGAAGGTACCTCTGACAAATTAACAGAAACATACGGCCATCGATGGTTTACATTTGTTAATGGAAATTATGGAAGACAAATGAGATATCCAGTCTCTATTTATAATATTAGAAAAACTCACCCAAAACAAGAAAAAGATGTATAGTATTTCAGATTTAAAAAACATGTTATTTATTGACATTGAAACGTCAACTGCTGCAAAGGACTTAGATAGCTTTGCAGAGATTATTGGAGAAAATGCATACTCACACTGGGAAAAGAAAGCAAAGTATGGTAGACAAAGTAAATCAGAGTATGAAGGAGTTTCAGATGCTGATATGTATATCAAGGATGCTGCCCTTTATCCTGAATTCGGAAGAGCAGTAGTTATTACAATCGGACAAGTCACCTTCCCAGATGGCATTACACCTACCCCTAAGATAAAGTCTTTTTATGGAGATGATGAAAAGAATACTCTAAAGGAATTTATGGATACGATGGCATTAATCTTTAAGGCAAATCCTAAAATTCAAATAGTAGGTCATAACATTAAAGGCTTTGATATGCCTTACTTAATTAAAAGATCCATTATTCAAGGTGTAGAAATTCCACAACAATTACACTTACAAAAACTTAAGCCATGGGAGAATTGTCTATTAGACACTAATGAAATATGGAAATTTGGCGGATGGAATGGTGCATCTCTTTCTATGATCTGTGATCTTTTACAGATACCTTCTCCTAAACAAAACATGTATGGTGGTGAAGTATCAGAAGCGTATTACGCTGGAAGATTAGAAGAAATTAAAGACTATTGTGAAGATGATGTTATTGGAACTATGAACGTGATGTTAAAGATGTCAGATATGGAACTAGTATCTAAGGTTGAAGCTCCATTTTAATTTAAACTTTTTTGAAAATAAACAGTTAAAAGTTTTTTTATCTCAGAAATTTTGCTTATATTAGTATAGTAATTAAAAATAAAGAAATATGTTTGAAGACTTCGAAGACCAAAACAACGATGAGCACGATGAAATAGCTCAAATTCAAAAAAATGCAGATATGGAAAATAACCTTCACGAACTGAAAGATAAACTAGTTAGAAATAACTGGGATATGATCTTAGAAAAAGGAGTTGACTTTAAATCAATGCAAGACAACGGCATAGAAATAGAACCGATTATCAGAACATTACAGCAAATGTTAGATTGGTTTCAGGAATCTGAAGAATATGAAAAATGTGCACATCTTAAAAATATTCTAGACAATAAATAAAATGTGTATAAATATATCATGGAAGAACAATTATTAAAAGTCATTGCGGAGCAACTTACGAGAATTGCAGATCTTATGGAAAACCAACAGAAAAGAGATGTGGTTGAAAAAAGAAAGAGCATTAAAGTCGTTAAGGAAGCCGTAAAGAAAAGAAAGAATGAACTACTACGAACTGCTGCAGATAGACAAGTCAGCAAGCCAAGCCGAGATTAAGAAGGCCTATCGTAAACTAGCAAAGCAATATCATCCCGATACCGTCGAAGGGGATGAGTCTTCCTTTAAAGAAATAGTTACAGCATACGAGGTTTTATCTGACGAGAACAGAAAAAGAAAGTATGATATTGAATTAGGATATAAGTCTTCTGACAATCCATTTCATAGTTGGTTTCAAAACGGAGAAGGATCCTTCAGTGATATGTTCAATGATGCGTTTGGTTCCTCTTCAAAAGGAAGAGACGTTACGGTTAGAATGACAATAACCCTAGAAGAATCTTATCATGGAACCCAAAAGAGAGTAGACATAGGTTCTAAAAAACTAAACGTTAATATACCTAAAGGAGTTTATGAAGGTATGAAGTTAAAAATTAGTGGAAAAGGTCAACCTCATCCTGCTAATTCATCTGCACCCAAAGGAGATCTAATCATTATAATTAATTTAAAATATGATGATAGGATTATATTAAACGGAAATGACATCTATGTAGATGCAAATGTTTCTTTTTATGATATGATTCTAGGAACTGAAATAGAAATCAATACGCCTTTTTATAAAATAAAGGTAAATGTTCCTCCAAATTCACAGAATAATAAGATATTAAGAATAAGTGGTAAAGGATTCCCGATATATAGTATGAATACTTATGGTAACCTTATGGTGAAGTTAAATGCATTTAATCCACCCCTTAAAGATTCACAAATAGAACTAATAAAAAAAATAAAAGAAATAGACAATGAATGATTTACCAGATTTTGACGAATGGGATAATTCAGATACCAATAGAAATAATCCAGAATTTGAAGTTAACAACAGCGTAGAATCAATCGCGTTTATTGAAAAATTGAAATCATCATCCAAAGAGATAATGATGGACTTAATTTATAAGGCTATAATTGAAAATGAAATGGGAGCATTAAACAATAATTCTCCTAAAGAAGAAAAAATAGCAGCACTAGAAACGGTTATCAAATATTTCGCAGAACAAGAAGAATATGAAAGATGCCATGAACTTAAAAAAATCATAAGCAATATATGTTAATAATTAATGTAGATAAAGGGAATATAGAAAAAGCTTTAAAACAGTATAAGCGTAAAACCATTAAGACCAAACAGATGAAAAAGGTTAGAGATGAAAAGCAATATACGAAGCCCTCTGCATTAAAGAGACTTAAGTTCCAAAAGGCAATATATCTTCAAAAGAAATCTAACGCCGAAAACAAGGACAAGTAGAAATATAATAACATATTTTTTTACTTCATTTTACCTTAGACCTTACCGGAATTAAATATATAAATTGAGATTATTAATATCTCGATATAAAAAAATATACTTTGTAATGAAGGAATCTTTTAGTGATGACAAAGACGCATTGATGAGATCAAGCTATTATACTATCACAAGAAATTTTACTAAAACCATTAATAGATTTGTTGTATTCAGCGAAGGCAAGAATACGATAGAAATCCCTCATGGCGAAGGACAAAGAAGCAAGTTCATAGATATTATTATAGAATATTTTGAAGAACTTGAGGAGTATGAAAAATGTGATACGTTATTGCAGCTTAAAAAAACGGTAATAATGGCAGGAGACTAAAAAAATTAAACTCGATGAGCAGAAACAATTCAAACAATAAATCTTCATCTAGTTCCGATGGACCTAGAAGAAGAAGATACGGAATAAAAGAAGCAGAATTAAAAGGAGTACAATTAAGACAATCCCAAAAGAAATATACAAACACAATACTAGAGAATCAGATAACGTTTTGCACAGGTCCAGCTGGAACATCCAAAACATTTACAGCATGTTATACTGCACTCCTCCTCTTAGCTAGAAAAGAGATTTCACAAATAGTATTATGTAAACCCATCCAGGAAGCAGGTGAAAAGTTAGGATTTTTACCAGGAGATATCGCAGACAAGATAGATCCATTCATGCAATCATACATATCGAACATTACAAAAATAGTAGGATCTGAAATAGCACAAACTCTCGTAGAGAAAGAAGTTATTGTATTTAGGCCAATGGCTTATATGAGAGGTGATACATTTGACGGATCATTAATGGTATTAGATGAAGCACAGAATGCAACGTTCAAGCAGTTAATGTTATTTGTAACAAGAATGGGTAAAGACTCTAAGGTTATAGTAACAGGAGACGTTAGCCAGCATGATATATCTAAAGCCAATGTTGGTTTACCTTCGTTTACTGAATTAATGACAGGTATTAAAGGAATAGGTGTGCATGAATTTACTGAAAAAGATATTGTTAGAGCAAAGATCCTTCAGGAAGTTGTAAAGAGATACGATAAGTGGAAGGAAAACCACGAGCCTAAATAAACATTTCACTAAATGTGTGTATAACTCCTATAAAACTTAATATGGAGAAAGCAAAACACATCTTACTTAAAGGAAGTTATAATGACGATAGAAGTATCGTTGAAGTTGGAATAGACGAAGCAGGTCGAGGTGCCTTGGCAGGCCCAGTTACAGTATCTGCGGTTATTATGCCGTATGGATTTAACCATCCTTTAATAAAAGATTCTAAATTGCTAAATGAATCTCAAAGAAAAGAGGCTAGGGAAATAGTATTAGATAACGCAATTGCGTATAGCGTTCAGCATATAGATACGGAAACAATAGAATCTACTAACATATTAAAGGCTACTCTTCTAGGAATGAAAGAATGTCTAAACACTATTGACAATTCATTTAATTTTATATTAGTGGATGGAGATCAATTCCACGGATATGAAGGAATACCTTTTAAAACCGTAATAGGTGGAGATAATAAATATAGTTCTATCGCTGCTGCATCCATACTTGCTAAAACAAGTAGAGATATGTTAATGAAAGAATTAGATGAAGAAACTCCAGGATATGGATGGAATTCTAATAAAGGATATGGAACAAAGCAACATATAACTGCAATAAAGGAAATGGGAGCCAGTGATTCACATAGGCCTTCATTTATATCACATCTATTAACTACTACTAATTCATTATTCTAATGAAACTTTTTTACGGCTTTTTATTATTCCTCTTAGGGCAAGGACTTATTTGGATTCAAACTAATGGACAATTTGTATGGCCCTGGTTTAAGAAAAACCCATGGCCAGTTGCCATTGGAATGGGTTCTATTATTAGTTACATTTTAATTAAAGCAACACAGATGGTTGTTGAGCACTTTGACGGTTTACTTTGGCCTGGAAGATTCATAGGTTTTGCTAGTGGTATTCTTATATTTACTGCTATGACTTATTACTTTATGAATGAAGGTATCACGGCGAAGACCGGAGTGTCTCTATTATTAACCCTTATTTTAATATCGATACAAATACTATGGAAATAAATTCAGTTACAGTTGTTCTTACCTCATGTGGAAGAGTTGATCTTTTAGAAAAAACACTAGACTCTTTTTTTAAATTCAACACATATCCAATTGAAAGATTTATTATAACAGAGGACTCTGCACAGGAAGAAGTATTTGATGCATGTAATGAGCTTAATAAGAAGTATAATAACTCTTTAGAGTTTATGTTTAATGAAAATAAACTAGGACAGTCAAAGTCAATAGATAAAGCATACTCTACCGTAACTACTAAATATGTTTTTCATTGTGAAGAAGATTGGGAATTCTATAGACATGGATTTATCGAAGATTCTATTAGAATTCTCTCTGCTAGTGAAAAAATATTACAAGCATGGATACGCCCAAAGAACGATAGGATTTTAAATAAAATATCTGAAAGAGTATTTGAATTAAACGGAATGAAAGTTAGAGCTGTTCTTCCTGCCAGTTTTTCAACAGGAGACTTGAACGAAGATGGTACTCCCATGATAGTCAGGGATTATATGGGATTTAGCTGGAATCCAGGCTTAAAAAGAATGAGCGACTATAGACTATTAAATAACGGGTACACGGGAATGGTTAGAGAACATCTCGTAGATCACTGGTATAGAGATCAGGGTTTTATAGTTGTTAGTTTATCAGTGGACGATAATGATGGATATGTCAAACATATCGGATGGGATAGAAGAGCTGGAGATCCTGGATTCGTAGGATAGATATATAGAGTATGAAACATCTAATGACATTCGAAAAGTATTACGCATATAACGATTTCAAAAAGAACTGGGGTTCTCCTGAAGAAATGAAACAGGAAGTTGAATGGATTATGGCGAGATTATTACCTAAGGAAGATATGCTTAAAAGCATTGAAGATCTTTCAACTGACAAGGGTATTAAATTTGAAATCAAATTATCTTCTAAAGATACAATCCACATGTATAAAGTAAGTGGATGGAGAATGCAAGAAAATGATGGATGGGAATATTACTATAACAAAAAGAAAACCATCTATAGAAAATTAAAGAATCAACTAGAAAAAGAAATCTTATCTGATCTAGAATTATTCTTAAAATACTTTAAATCATACGATCTATATGCACAATACATCGATGATGGTGGACAATATAGAGCCGCAAAAGATAACAATTCTTCTATTATAGACAGATTTGACAATTTATCATCTTCTGATAAAAAGAAAGCTAAGAAAGAATTGCTTAAACATTTTAAGGCATCTTATAAAGGAAAAGATATCGTTGATCAGGTAAACAACCTTTTCAAATCCTAGCTTTTTAAAAATAACCCAAATTCATTGGGTTTTTATTATGACTATTTACGTAGCACCTCCAAGGGGAATAAAGGAAAAAGAGGCAATTCGACTCTGGCTTTCACATTACAACCATGAAATAATATGGCTAGATCTTAGACGCAAGGTCAAAGGCCCTTTACTATTATGTGGAGGAGCAGACATTGGAAAAGACGAAGAAAGGGACGCTAAAGAATTCGTATGGATTAAACAGGCCCTGGATTCTAATAATAGAATATTAGGAATATGTAGAGGAATGCAAATCCTAAATCATTATTTTGGAGGAACGGTAGAAGATTTATCTGATGCAATAGTAGAAGATCATAAAGCAGCTGACTTTTCAGAAGACGTTGATCATAGCGGGAAGCCATCTCAATTCCATACGGTTGAAGATTTAAATGGAACATTAACTAGTGTTAATTCTAGGCATCATCAACACTGTAATATACTAGCTAAAAACTTCAAAGCTACACATCTTTCATATCCATTATATTCTGTAGTTGAAGGATTCGAAGACTTAGATAAAAAGATATGGGCAGTTCAATGGCATCCTGAAAAGATGGAGTCAGAAGATAACGAATATCCTTTAGGTAAACTGTACCATAAGTTTTTGTAATAACTTCTGGTTATAACCAAAAGTTTTTTGAAAATAAACAGCTAAAAGTTTTTTTATCTCAGATTTTTTGCTTATATTAGTATAGTAATCAATCAAGCAATAATAATGATCAGAAAAAAACTTCACAAACATCAATCAAATCCTGTAATAATCGACTTAACGGGTCCTGAAGGAAATGCCTTCATGCTATTAGCCTACGCAAAAAGTTTTTCAAAAGATCTTGGAAAGGATTGGGAAACTCTTTATTCTCAAATGACAGGAGGAGACTATGAAAATCTTATTAAGGTATTTGACGAAGCGTTTGGAGATTTTGTAATCTTAGAAAGGTAATGGAAAACAAGGGTAAGAAATTAAAAGAAGTAAATTTAACATTACAAGAGTGGCTTGATGCCCTTCGTATGCCTACTCCTGTGAGAAACAAGAAAAAGTATCGAAGAAAGAATAAGCATAAAAATAAAGAAGATTAAAAATAAACAGTAAAATGTTTTTTTATCTCAAGTATTTTGCTTATATTAGTATAGTAATTAATAATTAAAACAAACACATGAACTTAGAATCAATCAAAGCAAACGGAATTAGTTGGTATGAACCTGCAAAATCTATTATCCCACATCTCACTACTCAAATTGGAATCTTTAAAATGAGACATCCAGAAAAGGATATTTTCGAAAAGTTCGGAGATGGCGAATACTTTTCAGGAAGGCGATTTAACGATAACGGTGATGTAGCAATTAGAATTGGTGGAGCAATTGTTAGACAAGCACAGGAAGAATACATTTATTCTAACATGGGTCGCAATTCAATGACATCTGAGGAAACTCTTCCTCTTTTAGAAGGTATCATTAGCGCATGGTTCGACACTCTCTCCGCTTCTGAAATTGATATGCTTATTGTCGACGGACTCAAGTGTTGTGCAGAAACAGATCATTGGTACGAATTTGAAAAGCAATGGGACTAATGATTTCAATGTATGAACGCATTGCTAGAATCGAAGGCACGACTCATGTCGTACGAATAGAAGACAGTGTAGTATACAGACAAAATGGATATGAAGTAATTGGTGACAATCTGTTTGTTCAGACTGAAGACCGATTACTTTTTATGGATTTCGATGTATTTACGTTAGAAGAAGCATGCATGGCCGAACGAACGGTCAAAGAAGTAAAAAAGAAACTTAATACAAACTCTTAATATAAAATATATGGCAGCAGACTACGGATATTGTTGTATCAACATGACTCTTAAAAAAGAATCGAACATATATGTTGGTAGAAAAATGATTAAAAGAACCTTCATGGAAAAAGGTATTAAATACGCATCAGAACTTGCAGTGTTAAATATCAAGGACATGATAGAAATTATCAAGTGGAATTACAAGAACGACATAACAATGTATCGTATGTCAAGTAATCTATTTCCATGGATGTCGGAATACGAATTATCTGAACTTCCTGATTATGACAAAGTGTGTAATCTAATGAAAGGTGCAGGTAAACTTGCTAAACAATATGGCCAAAGATTGACATTCCATCCAGGTCCTTTCAATGTTCTTGCTTCTCCGAATGAAAAGGTAGTTATCAAAGCCCTTAAAGATTTACGTCAACACGGCGAAATAATGGATATGCTAGATTTACCACAAACTCCTTATGCTGCTATCAATATTCACATCGGCGGAACCTACGACGATAAAGAAGCTACTAAGAAAAGATTTGCTGAAAATTTCAAGCGACTTACTCCAGGTGCAGCGAATCGTCTAGTTATCGAAAACGATGACAAAACAGCACAGTATTCGGTACAGGATTTATATGACATACATCTATTAACGGGTAAAACTCCAATCACATTTGACTATCATCATCACTGGTGCTACGAAGATTCAATGCCAGAAAAAGAAGCTCTAGAACTTGCAGCTAAATCATGGCCTAAAGGAATTCGCCAACTATGCCACTATTCTTCATGTAAACAAATACACGAAGATGCTACACAAGGCAATAAACGTGCACATGCTGATTATGTATATGATCACATTGAAACGTATGGTATGGATCTAGATATCGAACTCGAAGCAAAGGCGAAAGAACTTGCCCTACAGCGATACAAGCAGGAGTTTTTAAAGGAGCTCGTTCTATCATAGATATATAAGTTATGAAGTTTATAAAGACATTTGAAGATTGGAACGAAGTTTCCCCCGAATTAAAAGCTCACATTGAAGAAGGATTAGATCTTACTAATTCATTCTTTCGTTTAGGAAGCGATGCATATATTGAATTATTTGAAGAAGTAAAGCAATATTGGGATAAAAACAATATTATCTTAAAGGGTCCTTCAGGATGGATGGCTAAAAATCTAGAAGTAGGAACTAAAGCAGTCTATAAACCTAGAGGAGGAAATCAAAAGAATGTAAAATTAGATTCACCAACAAGGGGTGGAAATAAGAAATTCATAGTTTACAGAAATAGTGGAAGAACTGATAAAGAAGGAAACATCATTGCTAAGAAATTAGAATGGGGAGATCCTTCATCTACTATTAAGAACGACGACCCGGGAAGAGCAGCTAACTTTTGGGCTAGACACGGTTGTGATAAAATGGCTAAGATGGATCCGACTAAGGCGGGATTTTGGGCATGTTACGGACCTACTCTTTTTGGAAAACAGCTTGGTATAAAAAGTGATCAACCATGGTAGATAAAGATTGTAAATGTAAAAGTTGCGGTTGTGGAGAAATGTCCATGGAAGAAATGATATCCATGGTCGATGATAAAACATTACCCTTTACGGAGACGACTGTTTCAAAAAATATAATCATTAGAGAATTCTTACCAAACCAACCTGAACATCTTTTTAAATGGCACTTCGACGAGGAGGACAGGGTTATCGAAGCTTTAAACGAAAATGATTGGAAGTTCCAATATGATAATAAGCTCCCTATAGAATTAAAAGGATATATAGAAGTAAATGCAGGAGAGTATCATAGAATTATACAGGGTACTTCTTCTTTGAAAATACAAATAACTAAAAAATGAAACACATAAAGCTATTTGAATCCTTTGTAAACGACAAAGAAATTTCTACATGGGAAAAAGAGTTTGGTAAATTACCAATTCCTAAGAAAATTAAAGATATATCTAAAGAAATGGCTAAGGCCGGTTTTATTAGAAAAGATACGAAATCTGTTCAAGCCAAATTATGGATTGGATTAGAAGGAATTTCATGGATAGAAATGAAAGAAAAATTCGGAGACATAGTAGGTAAATTCTATGGTGGACAATTCTATCAAGCAATGACAAACCCTATGGCTGAAAAATCTGCATATTATGCGTATGAAGTTTCTAAACACGTAGAAGATCTAGCAGCGAATGATGAAAGCGTAGAACCTGCGTATTATATGATGAAAAATTACTTTAATTCATTTGAATTAAAAATTGATAGAAACAGGGTATTCGATAGAGCAGTTAAAGAGCTAGAAGCCTGGATGAAACAAAATAAGATTAAAACCCTATAAAAAGGGATATATAGATAGTAATTAATACAATAAAACAAATAAAATAAAAAATTATGGCAAAATTAAAATCATTTGAACAGTTTTTATCTGAGATGGATAGAACTGAGGAGGTGCAACAAGACGTAGTTGCAACAGCTGAGCCAGTTGAACAATCTGAAGAAAAAGCGGAAGAAGTTCAAGGAAACGGTGATGCTATAGAAGAAGCAGTAAACGCATCCGGTTATATTAAAGCTGGAAAATTAGGTTACAATGACCAATTCCTAGGAAGAAGATCTTTATCATGGACACTATCCGTTGATTTAGGTTTAAAAGCATCAGACGAATTCGTTGGACCTTGGTTAGGATTTGATCACGTATCATTATACGCGATTGGTAAAAAAGGAGGAACAATTCTTGATGACGCTCTAGCAGGCAAATATACTTATGACGAATTAAAGGCAGCTGCTGCCGATTTCTTAGGTATTAAAGAATCTGAAGAAGTAATCGAAGATGAAATAGTTGAAAACATCGAAGCAGTAACTGAATCTGGTGAAGAAGCTGGTTTACCTGCTGAAGATTTAAAAGATGAAACTGAAGTAGTTGATAATGACTGTGAAACTCCTGAAGACAAATCAGACGAATTAGAAGCTGAATTAGAAGACACTGTTGATGCTGCTGGAAATGAAGAAATTTCTGAAGCTGAAGAAACTGAAGAAGTTGCTGAAGAAGAAACTGAAGAAGTTGTTGCTGAAGAAGAAACTAAAGAAGTTGCTGAAGAAGAAACTGAAGAGGTTGCTGAAGAAGAGGAAGAAACAGCACTAGTTTCTGATATGTTAAAAGAGGTTTACGAATCTTGTAAAAATGAAGCTAAAGCATGGGAAGACGATGCACATGATGAGCATACTGTTGAAACTTATATGAAAGAAAATGCTGCATTAGTTGGCGGAATGGCTGCTCAATGCCTTAAAGAAATGAAAGAAGATTATTCAGTTGAAGCTTATGAAGCTGCATGTAATGAAATGATCGAAGCATATTCTAAGAAAGTGAATGAGATGAAAGAATCTGATTCAGCTGTTGGTGAGGAAACTCCAGAAGCTTAATATTAAAATTAACAATATAAACTTTTTAAAGGGTTCATGTATAATACATGGACCCTTTTTATTTATAAAGTAATATGCCAAGAATTTCAGTAGACGTAATATACATGCAAATAGCATATCAAATTTCTAAACTTAGTTATGCTGAGAGAAGGAAAGTCGGCTGTATAGTAGTTAAAGACGAGCAGATTGTTTCATTTGGATATAATGGAACTCCACATGGTTTTGATAATCAATGTGAAGAAACTCAAACTAGAAATATAGATAATCCTGATCACAAAGAAATTTTAATAGAAAAAGGATATGAATGTGAAGATACTTGTTGTTCTAAACAAGTTACTAAACAAGAAGTCTTACATGCAGAATCAAATGCACTAATGAAGATTTCAAAATCTACACTTACTTCGAAAGGATCGATCCTATATACTACTACTTCTCCATGCTTTGAATGCGCTAAGTTAATTATACAAGCTGGTGTAGAAAAAGTATTCTACTGTGAAGGATATAGAGATCTGTCAGGTATTTCTTTATTAAAAAAGGCAGGAATTATTGTTGAACAAGTAATCGTATGGAATGAGCATTAATAAAATAAACTTACCAGAAGTAAACCGCCTAGAAGACTATTTAAAAGAACATGGAAGCCATGAGTTTTTTAGAAGGTATATTAAAAAGACAGAGGCAATGATAGGACCATCTACATCCCATGCCTTTATAAACGACTTTATAAAGTTCTATCAAGAAGGAGAATCTAATACCTTCTATATTATACCACAGCTTAAACTTTTCTAAGTTTAGGTGTATAATAATAAAATAGGTTAAATCATGCAAACAACTGAAGAAAAAGATATTGTAAAATATCAGTGGAAAAAGGGAGATAATTTTGGTAAAGTGGTTGAGGTAGAATCTAAAGATTCTGAATTTACTTACTTTAAAGATGGATCTAAAATATTCAACAAAGTATTACCTGAGTTTTTAGAACTAATAACTACTGAAGGATTACCATTTCCTGGAGTCGAGCTTGTAGGAACTACACCTACGCCTAAAAAAGCTCCCGTTAAAGAAATTGAAAAAAAGGTAGAAGTTAAAGAAAATACTTCTCCCCTTGGTCAATTAATTAAAACTTTATCTGCTAAGAATGTCGAATCATTTCAATTAAGCGTAGGAATTAATCTTCCTAAGAAAGAAATATTTAACATGCTAGTTGAAAACTCTGAAGAAGAAAAAGAACAAATCTTAGAAGAGATCTCTAAATCAGCTGTTTCTCAAATAGAGATAAATAACCTACAAGAATTTTTAAACGAACAAATAACTGAATTTGTAACTAATTATTATAAACTATGAGTCAAGCAAGAAAATACAGAAGAGACACCTATAAAAGAGCTGGGTTATTAAAAGCTAAAAACGAATGGGGAAGATTCTCTGAAAAAGGAATAGCGTGGTACGCCATGAAACAGGAGGAAGGAAAACAATTCCAAGAGGCTCATGAGAAAAAAGTCAATGACCAAATTGAAGAGCAGTTAGGTTCAAAGCTTAATTCATTAAAGGAAACATGGACTAAGGTGGGTTATAATAAAGAAGAGATTGATTTATTAGAAGAAGCCTTCGCAATGACTACAATCAAAGATAAAGAAACTTATAGAGCTGATAGAAAAGCGGCTAGGAAAATATACAAGAAAGTTCAACAATCCCTAGAAGAAAGACTAAATGCAGGAGATAACTCTTAAGATAGCAGATAACGGTGTAATTAAAACCGTAACAGATGATAACATCAATGCGGCTGGTGAGAAATACGAGTCAGTTATTGTCTATGATTTTGATAAAGGTATCGATGATAGATTAAATTTTATCAGAGATATCTGTATCGATGTCGGATTAGATTTTGGTAATTCAAAACAATCTAATCAAATAAAGGTGGTCACTGAATGGGGAACTAATTACAGTCCCTCTACCATCGAAACAAAACATAAAATCCAAACTTTACAAACTAAAATTAAAGAATTGGAGAAATTGATAAGATGACAACAACGACTGAAATTACAATAGAATGTGTATGGTGTAATAGTAGAAAGGAATTTAATAAATTCTGTAGAAACAACCCAGGAGAAACGGTTATAGATTTCTATAGCATTAGAAATAAGCTAGTTAAATCAGATCCCTATGACACTGAACCACATCGCTCTGTAATTGGTCTTGCAATAAGAGATTCTTTCATTAATGTTCTAAATAAGAATGCCGACTTAGAAAAAATCATTTACTTATTTAAAAATTTAGATGCAGAAACTATTGACAACTTTAAATTATTTTTAAAAGAAACAATAGAACCTGATGCATCACTAAACTTAACAGTCATTAACAGAGATGATTATCCTAAAGGCGTTCTTAAAAGATTCGAAAGCGTCAAGATAATCGATCTATAATGATAAGGCATAAGTTATTTTCAAAGGGTGAAAGAATACATGCCCTTATATCCAACACTAGACATTCTCACATTGTATTTCCCGTTTATGGAATAATTCATGACGTTAAGTTCGACGAGGATATGCCAAGGTATCAAATAAGAATTACTAAGTTTCATGACAACATAGATTTCTTAAAAAGATATCTCTTCGGTATGAAGTTTTCAAAAGACTTTAATAATAGAACTACAACATTCGGTCTTACTAGAAAGAACTATAAATCTATGAAAGATTTTCAGAATCAAATAGATTCTAAATGGGAATCTTATATGATCTCAGTTGATTCTGTAATGTGTGTTAAAACCAAGACAGAGGTAATAGATCTATTTAATAATATACAAGATTTCTTAATCGAAAAGAATTTTAAAGATATATTTGAACTCTCAAGCAGAAGTGTATATTCTTCTGGCAAATATTATTATCAATCCAGGGGAGTATATGCTGCCCATCTCAAGAAGTTTTTAGGAGATAGAGAACCAAAGACGGATAAATATTATGATAAGCTTTTATATAGACCACAGTCAGACGATCTGGATGACATAGAATTGTGAATATATAAAACCTAGTAAAAACATAATATTACAATATGCCATTATTTGGATTAGTATCAGCGGGAGCCGCTTCCAGTTTAAAATCATCAGTTTCAGGATTTGGAGATAAAGTAGATAACTTCTTTAATTTGTCAAGCCCAGACGGAAAGGGTGCTCGTTCTGCGAATGTAGATCCTCAGAATACACTGCTCGGAACGTTTGATAACCCTAACACAAGAAGTAGAGCTCTTTTAGTGGGTGAGCCTTTAAGTAACGTTGCTCCTGGTGGAAAATCACAATATTATACACAAGAGGCTGACTCAGTAATATATTATAAAAGAGGAAAGGATGGAAAAGACACTAAAGAAAAAATAACGGATGGTGTACATGCATATTCTACTTTTAATAAATATACTCTAGTAAATTATAGAGGTAGTTTCTTTACACCAGGTGGAGCTGCTAAGTCTAAAGGAGTAGACTCTATTGAATATAATAAAATAGACGAGAGAACATTAGATAATCCTACTGTTTCTAAAATAGTAGAAGTTACTAAAAATAATGCAGCCGGTTCAAGTGGATATGGATATATGTATAATTACGCCGACTTTGCAATGTGTAGATATAATGGTAAAATACCTAATAATTATCTACTAACTTTAAGAAGATTTCCATATCCAGTACAGGATGATATTATTACACCAATGGACATTGATAAAGATGGTAAAGTGCGTGAAACAGATCAACCCGATATTGCAAGAGCAGTAACATGGATGAGTGAAGTTACAGGTAATAGTATGTCCTCAATTCTTAATTGGTCACATGGATATAATTGGAAAGATGAATCAGCTTCAGTGCAAACTGTACAATCTAATAACTCAAGCAGAAGAGGTGCATTTGGACAATTCTTAGATTCTAGTGTAATAGGTACTGCAGCGGCTAATGCAGCGGCAGGTGTAGATGGTGTAACGGCACAAAGAAGAAAAAACGGAGGAAGTGGATATGATGCACAAGCAACTACATATCCTAATCATATATTCGGTCCGGTGAATGTAATTAAAGATGTATCTTTTAGAGATCAAGGTTTAACTTTTAATCAAGAATTTAAACTTAAATTTGAATATGAATTAAGATCCTTTGGTGGAGCAAATCCTAAGGTTTTAATGCTAGATCAGTTAGCAAACATAATGGTACTAACTTCCAGTCAGGCTCCTTTCTGGGGAGGATCAGTTAGATATGTAGGAAACGGATCAGCTGGTAAACCATTGGGTGATCTTAGTTTAATTAAATCGGGTAATTATAGTGGATTTATTAAAAGCGTTGCATCTGGTTTAGGAGACATGTTTAAAGGAGTTGCCAAAGATATAGGAAACGCGATGTCTGGTAAAGGTGATTCTAAATTCTTAAATAATATATTAGGAGGTACTTTAATGAAAATGTTTAATTCTCCAGGAGGTGGACAGGCGGCAGCATCTTTATTAACAGGTGATCCTACGGGTTCATGGCACCTTACGGTTGGTAATCCTTTAAATCCTATAATGATGGTAGGTAATTTAACATGTAGAGAAACTAACGTTACCTTTGAAGGAGGTATGGGTGTACAAGATTTTCCAGAAAGAATGACAGTAGAAATAACTCTTAAGCCTGGTAGAGCTAGAGATAAACTGGATATTGAATCTATGTTTAATATGGGTAGAGGTAGATTTTATTTACAGCCTGAAGAAGGAGTTGATGTTAATCAAACTTATATTGAAACAGCCTACGGTGGTAAAGATAAGAGAAAGGCTCTCAATAGAGAATTTAGAAAAATAGCTAACGGATAATGATAAAACTATATAGTATAGATAATAAGAAATTATCTGAGGATAAACTAACAATGGCTTCTCCATCGTTTGTTTTTCTAGACATGACGGAAAGCGCAGTACAATCAATACATATTGTAGAAGCTGACGAAACGGGTAGAATAGATCTAATATCTTTGTCAGAATACGGAACACATGATCGTACTGATGATATTTTAAAATTTAATGGAATTTCAAATCCATTTTCTATCAAAGAAGGTGATGTATTACTAATTCCTAATCAAGATTCTGGAAAGAAGAAATGGAAATTAATGCTTAATGCTACTTATAAAAATCCTATTAGAGAACAGTTTATTAATACAAAAAGACTACCAGTTAAGGATGCTAATAGAATTGAGTATCTATCTAAAAAATATAATAAAGAAATATTACCTCCAAATATTTTAAGATCTGGCGAAACAAATATCGACGTCAGTAACGGACAAGTTAAAATCTAAGAATAAAATAAATAAAAACAATTATGAAACACGTACAATTATTTGAACAGTTCCTTAACGAGGGATTAAAGGTCGGAAGAGACCAAGATCTAGCAAAAGAAATCATCGCAGTTCTTTATGCTGAAAGAGACACACCCGAAGGTGAAGCATTAACGGCAGCCGGTGGAATGGTAGCTGGTGGAAGTACAACTGGAGAAGAAATGTATTTAAGCAAATGGAACAAAGATTCCGTAAAAGCTTTACATGGTTCTAAGGTAAGAGTTCCTGGAAAGGTTATGTTAGGTACTTTAATTAAAGTAGCAGCCGATAATGGAAAGAGTTACTATTTTGATGGTGGCGTATTCGTTGAAGGTGATAAAGACGTTAAAGGAGCTAAGGTAGGAATGGACTTTAGAGATTTTGTAGATATCCTCGTTAAAAAGAAGATCATTAACAAACCCACATATTAAAACTAAAATAAATGCCGATAGATAATCACATTCTAAATGTAATAGAACACTCATTGGAATTAGACACAATAAAGTTTGATGCACATGGTGAAGATGAGGGTGGACAGAAAATGAGCCATGAAATAGGAGGTCCTATTCCAATGGTAGTTATTAATGGAGCTTCATTTACGGGACAAGATGTTAAGAGATTTGAAATTGATTGTAGTACTAAAATTCCTAAATTAGCCCTAACTATAATAGACACTAGAGGAACCTTTGATGCGGATCAAATTCCAAGAGATGGTGATGTCGTTTCAGTTAGAATTGCAGCAAGACAACAAGACACTTTTAAAGATATTAGAATAGATTTTGATATAGATGAAATAGGAGGCCCTGCTACTGGCGATTTGAAAAAAGCCACTAGTGGCACTAAATTTTCTATACAGGGTACGATGAAAGTACCTACATTATATTCAGAAGGATGTGCTTCGTATGAAGGAACATCTAGAGAACAGATAGAAGAATTTGCTAATAATTTAAAACTAGGATTAGCAACTAACATTGATTCATCGGATGACGCAATGAAAGCACTTAATGCATGTCAACCTAATATAGAATTTTTAAATAATTTAGTGGAACATTCATATGTCGGTGAAGATAGTTTTCAGACATATTGTATCGATCCTTATTATAATATATGTTTCGTAGATATTAATGCTCTTTTAAATTCAGAAGATGGAATGGATGAAACACTTATTAACTTTGAAATAGATTTCGATGAAGATGGAGAAGAACAGACTTCAAACGCAATAGGAATACCTAACATGCTAACTAACGCTTCGTCTATGAATTCTACTAATTCATTCATACAAAGCTATAACTTAGTTAACAATTCAGGCGGACTTTCTAAAAAGAACGGCTATAAAAGAAAAATGATATATTTTGAGAACGACTCTGTTGGTGTTGTTGCTCATGAAATAGAACCACTCGCTAGTGATAGTATGAAGGACATTGAGGAGCCGCTAAAGGGAAGAAGAGATGAAGACAGATATACTAAAGAGGTAAAATCAAAATACATGGGAAGGCTCCCTATTCAATCAGATGATATGCCAAATGTACATCTTAACTATTCATTTGCCGCATTAAGCAATCAACAGAATTTAGATGAAATGAATAAAATGCAGTTAGAAATAACCTTAAAGACATTTAATCCTGGAATTCATTTGTGGCAAAAAATACCTATTCAAATATTAAAAAGTGGGTTTACACAAATGACTGCACAGCAGGGTATAGGTGGCGATAAAGATGAAAAGGGATTTGAAACAGAAAATGAAGAAGAAGTTGAAAGCGTAAATGATTTAAACGCAGATCAGGTTAAAGATGAATTTTTAACAGGTTATTATGTAATAGGTGGAATTAAATACATATATAAGGAGTCTACTGGAATTATTCAAAAACTTACTCTATTAAGAAGAGAATGGCCGAGTAGATTAAATAACGTTAAAGGATAATTAAACCCTATCAAATAATAATATATACTATATGTCAGATTTTAAAAGTAAATTAGATTTTCAAAAAGGTAAATTAGCACAGTCGCCATATCAGGATCCGACTTTTTTATCGTTTGTTATATTATTTAACGTAAGCGATCATACTAATTCGCCTCTATTATCTGGAGCGGCCGAAGAATTCTACGTTAATCAATTAGGAGCTACAAAAAAGCCGCCGGAGTCAGCTAAAAAAAGTAGCAAAGACACTAATAGATTATCTGCACTTAGTTCAAGTGCTTCTGCGGGATCAACTAAATTCTATGAAGAAAGATTAGATGCTCTAGTTAAATTTAAAAAGGCATTACTAGACATAAATAGAAATACACCGTGGTTTTTCCAAGGATTACAGGGTGTTGATAGAGCAATTACAAATTTTAATCCTACTACTCCATATTACGGAGGCGATGATGCTAAGTTAACACTAAGCTGTTTAGAATCTATTAACCTTAGAGTTTCTGGTCTTATGCACCTTTATAGAAAAGCAGTGTTTGACGAAGTTAAATGGAATTGGATTTTACCTGAAAATTTAAGAAAGTTTTCAATGATAGTATATGTTACTGAGGTTAGAAAGATCCAAAACATGTCTAAAATTACATTATCAGGGGTTCCTAAAAAGATAGACTTGGCTGCTATTAAGGGTTTTCCTGGAAATATGAAACCAAGCCTAGGAGTTGATAATTCAAACAAAGGTATATCAGGATCTGACAATAGACCCTTCTTTATGTTTAGATTCGGTGAATGTGAATTTGCCTTAAACACAGGTTCTGAAATATTTGGAGATCTTACTAAAAATCCAGGCGAACAGGCTAGACAAACTATTGAAATGCAATATGAAGTTGTAGATAGTATGGATGCAAGAGTATTAAATGGAATTGTTTCTGATACTATACCTAACGCATTATCCCCAGCACATGATTCTGAAAATTATGAAGCTGATGGGATATTAGGTCTTTTAAAAGATAAGGCGCTAGCTAAACTTAAAGAAATAGGAGAAAGAGGTTTAAACGACCTGAACAGATTAGCAAGAGAAAAGAAAGATGAATTAGTTCAAGGTGCAAGGGACGGTATTAGAGGTAGAGTTCCTAATTTTGAAAACATATATCAAGACGCCTTACGAGGTGTTTCTGATGGAGTAGATAATATTGGTTCTAACATCGCAGAGAATGTATTTAATGTAGATACTAGTGCGACAGTAGGAGCTGCACTAAACGATGCAGCAGCCCAATCCCTTGGTAATATAAACGATTAATATATGTCAACAGAAAAAGAATTAAATACTGATAATCTTAGAGACACTCATTGGTTAGGAGAAGTTATCGATAATGTCGATCCTCTTAAACTAGGTAGATGTAAGGTTAAGGTCCTGGGTAAATATGATAATTTACCGGATGATGCTATTCCATGGGCAACTCCTATGAATAGAAATGCAGTAGGTTCACATCATGTTCCAAGAATAGGGGATATAGTTTCAGCTAGATTTGATAATGGAAATTTATATCATCCTGAATATTGGTTTCAAATAGAGCAGAATCTTTTTCTTAAAGAAGATATTTTAGATGGTGCAGGCAATGCTGAAAATGTAATCAGTTTAGTGTATGATGCTGAAAGAAACGTAAGAATTTATCACTCAGAAGAAGATGGTCTTGTAATTACCAGAGGATTTGGCGCAAAAGAAAGACCTATAATTCAAATCGACGAAGTAGGTGATATTAAAATTTCTACGGACGATAGAATATTCATAGATTCAGGAGACGTATATTTAAGTAATACAGGTGAAAGTGGAGAAGATACTTCAGAACCCGCTGTAAGGGGTAAATCACTAGAAGCATGGTTAGACGAGTATTTAACTCTTTTTGAAAACCATATACATCCAACCGGAGTTGGTCCATCAGGAACTGCGGTTTCATTACCTCCTACCCCATCGGGTGTTGCATCTTTGAAAAGTAAACACCCTGATTATCAACAAGAAAATAAATAAGAATGGCTGCAGATTGGACTAATTTTATTAGTGAAGTAGAAGGATTTCTTTTAAGCGCACCTACTGCCCCACCGACTAGTGCCGCAGAATTCGGTAAATTATTAGCCACACAATATACGATTGATGTTAAAAAAGGTTCTGGTCCTAATGCAACGTGTATTCCAGGAATGGCACCTCATGAATCATCACCCGGGGAGAGTGCATTCATAGCAAGCTATGAACATTGGTTCACTGACCTTTTTGAAAAAGGAGAACCTGTCATGGAAACACCAGACACCGAAGAAAAGAAAATAGGAATTGCAACATGGTTGGCGAGTGCAGCTGGCGCAGCTTCCAGGTTAAGTATTGCAGGAAAAGACAATGATCCTGAATATAATAAACTAGAAGGTGAAATTTCAGGAGGTATACAATACGAGCCAACTGAAGAGCTTGACAAGTATCTGGAAGAGTTTAAGGATGACGAAGCAGAAAACCTATATAGATTTAAATTCTTCGAGTTTCATCGCTTAGATGGTAAAGAAACCGGCGATGAATTAGCTAGAATATTTGCAACAAGATTATTAATGCAATTTGAGGATATTTCTGACGGAGATAAAAGATGGGATTTTTGGCACTGGGCGACTTGGATGGGAACTAATGAAATTAGAAGCAATTCCACAGCTGGGGTTGGCGGTTCAGGATTTAGTAATCAAGACATTCAGCAGATGAACAATAACAGGAAGGCAGCCATATCTACACTAAAGGGATTAGACTGGGGTTGGCAATCATTTAAATCTTCCTCGGGTGTTTCAATAAATAATAATAATAGAAATTATGATGGTGAATTTCATCTACTAGTTTCTAAATATGTAATTGATGAAATAAAGAAGTGCCATCCAACTGTAGATAGCGATGGAAAGTTTTTATACAGTGAGGAAACCGCATTAAAGAAAGATTCTATACAAGCTATTAAATATCCATGGCCCTTTGATACTACATTACCCGTAGGATATGAAGAAATGGAACCTGCCGAAAAATTAAAAGTAAGATATCCATTTAAATTAACTAATTTAAAAATACAGGAGCCTTTTGATGAAAATAATAAAATGCCACCTGCATTAACTCAGTATGTTATTACAGAATTTACATGGAACGGTAAACAAGACTATGGTTTTAAAAAAAATAAAGTTAAACCCGTTTTTCTAGAAGATGAATTAAGAAAAAAATGGCAAGGATGTCCTCTTACTGAAAACGACGAAACACAGGATTCTATTGTGAATATAGATATGTCTAAAACGGGAACTTTAGCTAAGCAAATTAGAAATACTTTAATAGTAGAAATGGGAATTGAAGCTGCAATGTTAGCAGAAGGTGGAAGTAAAGATGATCCATATAAAGAACTTGCAAAGGCAACTCTTAAATATTGGAAAGATGCAACAATACAGCCATTTGCAACTGATCCCCCGACACCACCATGTTTATCTGTTCCTCCTTTAGGCGGAAAATACATAGGAGTTAGTTACGGAAATCAAAGGAAATTAGCAGATAATTTAAGAAGAGCTCTTAATTCAGGTAAAGATTATGGATTAGATAGGGAAGGTGCAGCCAATGCAGTGGCTAAAGCACTTGCATATTCTTATTTTACGCATCTTAGTGAAATGAAATTTATTTATATGGGTGGTATACCAGTTCCTACTGTTCCTTACGTTCCAATGATAGGATTTGACGCCACCGTAATTTGATATATAACTAGTAAAACATACATTAACCCTTTTAAAAAACAAAGTAAATGTCAACAAAGACAACTCAAAAACAAAAGAGACCAAGACTCTCGACAACTACACAGCTTACAGAAGCTAACCAAGAAACAGAAGTTAAAGTAGAAACTTCATTAAACGCCGCAACCCCGGAAAAACCAACTCCCGGTCCAGATACAAATTATATGGATGAAAACGGAGAATTCATGTGGGACCAATATGAGGCAACATGTGTAACTAAGCTTAGGAAACCCAATCCACATATTAAAACACCTAAAGGTGTAAAGGTATATAGCAGAGAATCATACGCCCAAGAACTATTTGACCTAATGGAAGGTCATTCACTAACTTCAAATACTTTATATTCTTTACAATTAGGAGCTAGCTATACTGGAAAGGTGTATGCAGTTGATTCCGAATGGGCATCAATTGATGTAGGATATAGAGAATTAATCTATGTAGATTTATCAAGAGAAACTACAGAAGTAAGAGAACTTCTAAAACAAGGAGTTGAAGTCGATGTTCAATTGATCGCCGATACTTCAATGAATGTCAAGAAATATATGATAGGTTCTGTGACTGAAGGTCTTAAGACTAAAGTTATTAAAGAAATCGTAGCATCTATTGACGATGGAAATACAGCATATAGTGGTATTGTTTCTAAAATGATTCCAGGTGGAGGATATATTGTTCAAGTTCAAGGAATTGATTGCTTTATGCCAGGTTCTTTAGCTGGTGTAAATAAATTGCATGACTTTGAATCAATCATCGACACGGAAATGTATGTAGTACCTGTAAGTTATTCGGAAGAAAAAGGAACTGTGGTAGTTTCACATAGAGCATATTTAAGAGCTCTTATTCCTAATACACTCAAAACAATACAAGAAGATATTACAGTTGAAAGAACAGGTCACGTTACTGGTTCTGCAAAATACGGCGTATTCGTTGAGTTTGAAGGATGTTTAACTGGTATGATTCACGTTAACGACTTAGATACTGAAACTTCAAAGGCACATAGAGATAGATCTTTAGAGCCAGGAACAGAGATTAAATTCTATGTTAAAGAAGTTATTAATGAAAGAAAAATTACACTTGTTCAAGGTTCTCCTGCTGAAAAGAAAGTAGATCCATGGGAAGGTATTTCTTCAAGATATACTAAGAAAACTGAAGTGGTAGGAAAGGTAAAATCTACTAAAGACTATGGTTTATTTGTAGAAATAGAAGAAGGTGTAGTAGGACTCTTACATGTATCTGAATTCCCTGAAAACATAGATATTAAAGACATATCAAAAGGTGCAGATATTACTGTTCAAGTGATCAGAGTTGAAGAAGACACTAGAAAAGTATTCCTTAAACTATAATCAAATCTATAATTTAGTTGAAAGAGCCCGATCACTCGGGCTTTTTCACGTTATAGTGTATCTAACAGAGATATATAAACCAACTTAAGTTATATAATTACGTAAATGAATAATATTAATAATTCAGACATATTAAAGAATGCACTGGTAGGTGTTGAATTTGAATTTTATTCTAACAAGGATATCGATACGACTGCTAAAGAGTTAGCGGGTCTTTTAGGTAAAAAGATTAGAGTAGAAGCAAAGGCGCATAGTGATTTTGAAGTTACAAGAGATGAGTTTAAAATTGAACCTGATATGTCAGGTGGTGAAAAACTAATGGAACTCGTAACAGGCGCACAGCCGTATTATGCTGCAAGGATGATGATTATTAAAGTATGTAAATGGATAGAAGAAAATGGATATACGAATGATAGAAGTTCTATTCACTTAAACCTTTCTTTCGATACAGATAAAATAGAAAATAAACATAGAATATCTAAGATGAATGTTCTTAAATTTATTTTAGATTTTAAAGAAAGTCAAGTCTTTAAGTTTTTTCCTGAAAGAAAAGATTCTGCATACGCAAAATCAATTAAATTCGTTTTACCTAAGTCAGATACTTATTTCTATGATGGATTAAATATTACTCCTAGTAATTTCATATATCCTGATTCTAAATATTACGGAATTAACTTTGAAAAAAGACATAAGAATTATTTAGAATTTAGATATCTCGGTGGAAAAGATTGGGAAAAGAAAACTTCTAAGATTCTACAAATGCTAGATCTTTTTATAACTCAACTATGGAATAGCACGGGTAATGTTCAATTTAACAATCTTAATTCAATAGAGCTTAGAAAAATTCTTGCTAAGAATGAAAGAGTTATAAAGGCTAGAAAAGATTGGAAAACCATTAATACAGGTTGGAATCAAGATGTTAAATTAACGGTTGATTTAAATGACAATGAAAAGATAATAGATTTACACTGGCCTAATATTAGAGAAAGAGTTCTTAGATTATTTACACATGGTGAATTAACAAAAGGGCATATTAACTATGATGCCGACAATGGTGTAATTCAAGTTGATCATGGTAACTTATCATATTGTGTAGAATTAGAAGGATATGAATTTGTAAGATGTTCTTTGAGAGGAGAATTCACAAATTGTGATTTCTTCGGATGTGACATAAATGGATCTGACATACATACGTGTAATTTCTATCAATCTACACAGGTTAATTCATCTAAATTAGAAAGTTCATACGTTCACCAGTCTTGTGTATTAAAAGACTGTTACATATACGGAAATGGAATAATGAAAGGGACGATGCAAGGAGGTATATTTAGAGACGGTAAATACGATAAAAGAACTGCAAAGTTTGACAACACTGAAAAAATACTTTATACGGAAGTTTAAAAATAACTAAAACAAAATGAGTGATAATATAATAGGTAATAATAGCCACTTAGATAAACCTACATGGGATGATAATAAATGCTTTAACGACTTTGTAAATGAGTTGGCATCGGAAGTAACAGGGTCTTGTATGATTCCTATGAATCTTCCAAAATCAGAAGTAGAGAATATTGTCAAGAGAGCAAAGAAATGGTTCTATAAAAATTACGAGTATTCGATGAAAGAAAACTTTATGGTTTTACCTAAAGAACTTTTTAAGTCTAATCTTTTTAAATCTAGAAGATGCTTTACTCTTCCAAAGATGGATCCAGTTACAGGTGGTGGAGAAGTTTATTCAGTATATGGATGTTTTGAAACTGGATCAAAGTATGCAGGTGGAACAGATATTAGATTTTCACAAGGTGATTTTGCTATCGAAAGAATGATGTATACTGGAATGTTCAGTGGAGATGGTGTAGTAGATGCCGCAGAGAACCTTCAATATTATGTGGTTAATGAAAGTTTCTTTGATATGGCTAGACAAATTCTAGAAAACCCCATTGGCTATCACTATAACCAACTAACACATGAGATTAAATTTACTGGAGAAACCCCTAACAGAGATATTATATTAGAAGTATATGAAACAATTCCAGAGTGTGCATTATTTGAAGATGAAGCATTCTTTAGATATTGTGCTGCAAAGATTAAAATTTCATTAGGACAAAAGTTAAGTATATTTGGTTTTGCTTTACCTGGAAATATTGAAGTCAATGCAGACGCAATTCAGGGTTTAGGTGAAGGAGAACTGGAAGCAGTGATTGAAGAAATAAAAACAGATGAAGGCACCGATTGGATGATGCATTCTTAATAGAATATATAGTTAAATGGAGTTTTATATAAAAGCAAAAGGAGATCCTGGATTCGATCCAAGCAAATTAGAAATTAGTTCTGAATTAGCTAGGTTGATGACGCAGATAGAAACTGTTCTTTTTACGAGAAGAGGAGATGTTTTAGGTGATCCTGAATTCGGAGCTAATTTAGAAGACTATGTATATTCATTAAGTTATAATGACTATTTATTAAAAAAAGTAGTTGCAGAACAGATTTATAAATATGTTCCTTTAGCTAGAAAATTTAACGTAACTGTTGATGTTGATTTCACAAAAGAAGTTGACAGACATGCAGTGTTTGTAGATATAAGAATTGATAATAGATATCAACTTGGAGTTTACGTATAATAAAACTAAAAATAAAAATGGCAGATAATAAATTTTTATCAACTTCCAGAATAAAAGCTGGAGAAATGATTGACGACATTAGATCCTATATTACTAGGATATATGGCGAGGTAGAAGGTGCATTTACAACAGCCTCTCCGTTTTCACAAATCCTAGACGTTATTTCAGAAATAGGAAGATTAATATTCTTCTACATTGAAGATTCTACAGTAGAGCAAAATATTCTTACAGCTCAAAACCCAGAATCAATATATGGACTCTCAAGATTAGCAGGACATGATTCATTTAGAGGAGCTGCCGCTTCAGGTGAATTAAAGCTTAGATTAGGAGTGCAGGGTTTAGATGATATTGCTGGTGATGCTTTAAACATTCCATCCAATGCTATTATAGAATGCAAAGACAACGGTCTTAAATACACCCTGAGAACAAGTAATGATCAATTTAGATTAGAAAAATCAAACGCAAATTATATTTATATTCCTGTAATTCAGGGAGAATATGAATCTCAAACATTAACCTCAACTGGAGAATCTTTTCAATCCTTTAATGTAATAACTAAAAGCATGATAGACCATGGACAGATTAGAGTAAAGGTTAATTCTAATTTATGGACTAAATATGATTCTTTATATGATATGAAAAAGGGAACTGAAGGTTATTTAGTAAAAACAGGAATTACAGGTGGATTAGATCTTTATTTCGGTAATGGTTCATTTGGTGACATTCCTCCAACAGGTGCATCGATTGAAATCGAATATTTAAAAATAGGAGGTGCTATGGGTAATTTAAACGGTAGAGCTGATTTATCGTTTGAATTCAAAACTGAAGGAACAGATTCATTAGGAAATACGCATGATCTAAATGAATTATTAGAATCTGAATTTACAGTTGCACCTAAAATGGGAGCAAATCCAGAAGATATTGAATTAACAAAGTTAATTGCCCCATTACAGTCACATTCATTTGTATTAGCAACTCCTGATAACTATGAGCACTTTCTTTCAAGATATGGTATGTTTTCTTATTTAGATGCATATAACACTACAGATGATGGATATTTAGACGATGATAATGTTATCTATCTGTTCATGTTGCCTAATACTCTTAAAAAATTACAAAACAATAAAGATTATTTTAGCTTAGATAATTCTGAATTCTTTTTTACTGAAATAGAAAAAGAAGGAATTATGGGATTATTAGAAAAATCAGGAAGACAGATGGTAACAACTGAAATTAAAATAGTAGATCCTTCCCCACAATATTTTAGAATGGATATTAAAGTAAGATACTTTGAAGGATATACAAAGGCTAATCTTGCTACTGAAATTAGATCTAAAATAGCAGAATACCTAATTAACATTACAAGAAGAGATAGATTACCAAAATCTGATATTGTCGCTATTGTTGAATCAATTGAAGGTATTGATTCCGTTAACGTTAAATTCACTTCTGAAAAAGAAGAAACGGCTAGAAGATTAGGATATTATACTTCTAAAACAGTAACGGTAACTCCTTCTACCCCAATCTTAGAAGATATAGGTAATGGAAAACAAAAAATGGTTTTCTTTAAAAGAACAGTAACTGAAAGGCAAATTAATTTTGAACCCAATGCACCTCTTCCAGAGAATGTAATTAATTTAGATTCATTTGGAGATATAATTTTAGAAAAAGAAGAAGTTGCATTATTTAGAGGTGGCTGGTTAGATCAAAATGGAAACATGGTGGATGATTCAGTAAAGACTGGAGAAAAAGCAGCTCTTTCAATTTACTTTGATGAACCAGCTGTGAAAAATAGCATATTCGCTAAAGTTCAGGCTAAAAATAGAAAAGCTATATAATGAGTATTTTTAGTAACCTTTTTAAAAGTAGAAAAAAGAGATTATATTCTATCAGGGAAAATGCATTTGACGATAGAAAAAATTTAGGTAATGATTATAGAAGTAATATTTTGAAAAACTCAATTTCTTCTCATATTTGGAGAAATAATCAAATGAACGACTTTGTTAATCTTATTCAAGATACAATCGCCGATTGGGTAGATTCTGTAAACTATTTAAAAATTTACAAATCTTACACCATGAAAAAAGATGATAAAAAAATTAGATAATAATGCCATATCAAAATCTTAGATTCTTTGATAATAGTTCTAACGAATTAAATTTAACGTATGATTCTACTTTAGAATATTCTACGGGTACTATATTTCTACCTGAAATATCGACAGGCCTATATGAAACGATAAATTTATATGTTCTAGAAGAAGTAAGGGATGAATTAGATAATCAAAGATTTGTACATCCTATATCAGTCGATGCTAATACTAATACTTTAAGATTTGAATTTGTTTCAGGCTATGGAGATAGTAATGATATTTTTCTTTATAGTGGAACAATGAAGAACGGAGACTACGAAGTAGTTGTAGATTCTTCTCAGGTTTCTAAAATGAGAGACAACAGTCACTACACTTCAATTGACTCTGATGGTTTTAAAATAGTTCCTTTAAACGCAGCGGCATTGAATGTACAAGCATGCATCGCCAATATAGCATTAAGTTCAGATAAAGAAGGTTTTCATATTAGAACATTAAATGTATATGCGACCGAAGATGGTAATGAAGTAAAGGTTGCAGAAATTAAAGTTTATGGTGAAGTAGTTGCTGAAGATGAAAGACTAAAAAGTCTTTTAACTAACATGGCATTAAATCTAGACGAAATGGATTATTTGATATTTAGAGATTCTGATATTAAAGACCTTGGTGTAGATTATAAACTATTAAATAGAAAAAGAAAAGAACTTTTATTACAGGCTTCTACTATTAAACCCTTTATAGGAACATATAAAGCCCTATTAGGTGTTATTGATTTCTTTGGATATAGTAATGTAAGTCTTAGAGAGTATTGGTTAAACATAAACGAACAATCTGAAGGATTTGGAAAAATGATGGTGGTTCCTGTTGCTAATCAAACTGAAGTAGGTTTCTTAGCAAAAAAGAGTAGAAATAAGAACCTTCCTAATTCTAATCAAAAGAAAACTTCTAGATTTTCATTAGCATACCGATTAAACGTTCCTACTGGAAAATTAAATGAATTTGATTTACCAGAAGTAGAGGAAATTACAGATTTTTCGCCGGATGAAATCTTAATAAAATTATATGCTTTAAAGCGTAAACTACAGAAAGAATATTTACCGCTTAACGCAAAGATCGTAGATATCACAGCAGAGGGTGATTACTTTGACGGAGTAAATCAGAGAGTTTGGAATAATCAACACCAAATACACGCACAGTATGCTGGACAAGACGTACATTATGATATATTTCCAGATGCTAAATCAATTTATATAGAAGATCTTAGGAAAGTAGATTATAGACTAGAAGGTCGTAATCAAAAGATAGAAGTTTTTAATAAAACAGAAAGAAATGAATTAGAAGATTCTATTAGATCTTTCTATACAGATTGGCACGATGAAGATATGTCTTCACATAATACCATTGCAGGAATTCCAATAGGAGCTCCTATTATTTTAACTGGAACTTCACTTAAAGATACATGGGATGATGCAGACTTTACTTTCATAGATGCAAACGATACTGACGATGATGCTAATATTTTACATTCTCCACCCGGACAACCTCCATATACCACTTTACAAGATCCTTATTTAACATGGGATGATTGGTGGAAAAGAAGTGTATATGAAATTGAATGGATAATTAAAGGTCCTAGAGGCTACTTTAAAACTATCAGAGGATCTATTGACAATTGGTATACACTACCAATAATACTTCCATACATCGGTGAGTACACTATTGATGTTGCTTTTTGGGATTTATATAACATAAGAAGTATTAGTCACAATGAAAAGATAACAGTTAAATCTAAGAATGTTGAAGTATATGGAATGTATCAGAAACTCACGCCTGAATTAGATTGGGCTAATTATAAATATCAATGGGATGAAGCAGGTTCTTCATGGGAATGGGGTAGAGAAAACCTAAACACTGTTGAAGAAAGTATTGCTACATATTATCTAACTCTCGATAGAGCTAATTATTTACACGAAGATGAAGATGGTAAAGAATTCTCAATGGTAAGAAGATTTGCAGATTCTACAACTCCAACTGGATTTAATGAAACGACAGGGCCTTATCAATGGAAATCATTAAGAAAACATGTATGGAATGATGGTCCCGAAATATGCTGGGATCAAACTAGGGTTGGACCAGATTTAAATTCTTCTTTTAAATTAGAATTAAACGGCGCTAATAATGGAACTATTTCTGTTTCACAATTAGATCCTTTTACAGATTTAGAAATAATAGAAGAATATACACCTGTTGCAACATATCCTACGTCTAATACTGATTTTGCGGCTTGGGAAAGCTTAAAGGATGAATTGAATAATTTGAATCCTAACCAATGGCCTATTTTTACTAAATTCAATTGGAATCCGATATATAAAGATACTGATGGAAATATAGTAAATAATTTTGATGGAGCAGATGTATGTAATTATATGCTCGTAGTTTCTAAACAACCCAATCAAGTATATGATTTTTACAATGCTACGACTAGCACTGGAATCATAGATCCAGATAGTTTTGTTAAATACCAAGCATACAATCCTAGCTTCAATGATTCTTATATAATAGACGATCACGGTACTATTAATCTATTAAATCACATGACATTTTCATATGACCTGACTAAAATGCCGGGCATAATAAAACAGAAATGGAGATTGATAAATAATAGTGTAAAAAAAGAAGATATATATTATGATAATCAGTGGCTGACATACTTATTTGACACTAAGGGAGAGTACAGTATTGAGCTTGAATTAACTGATTTGAACGGAAATAAAAACATAACAAGAAAAAACATCTTAACAATTAAATAAAATGGCAAGTATTACAACAATTTTAGGAACGCATTCTCTTTCTTCTTCGAGACTTACTATCAATAATAATTTTGATAACGTAAATGAAGAATTAGGATTAATCGCAAATGTTCTAGACACGACAAGTTCTACGTTATCTTTAACTGGAGCTATTACGGCAGGCACACTGTCCTTAAACACAGGTACTTTAAATACTTTTAACGTAACTGCATCTTCATTAGAGGCAGGCGTTGAAGCTACGTTTAAAGAAAATGTAATTTTAGAAAAAGCACTCCAGTTTACAGTGGCTCCTACTGCTACTTTTCCAGCAGGAACAGTTACTCCTACACTAGGAGCTTATATTTACACTGGTTCAGCTGATGTAGAATTAGGACCTTCAGCAGATGGACAAATTTTAACTATTATTGCATCGACTGCATTTCAAATGCAAGGTACAGGTTTAGACAATATAAATGGCGCTGATACCTCAATAGATGTTTTACAGAACGGTAGTATCAGTTTTATAGGAAGTACGGACGGCACTTGGTGGATTACAGGTTCACATAAAGCCACAATTTCATAATATAAAAATAAAACAGTTAATTAGATGGCTACACCATTAATAAGGATTCCACAAGAACAAGGAGGTACGATGTATGCATTTGCTAATGCAGCAAGGGATTTGACACGCGCTTATTATAATCCGGATATTAACTTTGAATTTTCTAAATTTGCATTACTAGACTTGCCAGTATATGCTGATTTTATTCAAAGTGATCCGACTGATCTATCAGAGGGTCCTAATTATATCAAGTATGATAGACTATTTGAAGGAGGTGGCGGTTCTAATGCTAGTTCTTATAATGATTCGTTACATGATGGTAATGGTAACGTACATTTTGCACAAACTTTTCAAAGTTATGCTCTTAATTTAGAGAACATGCTTCTTAACCCAGAGGTTAATGATGATTTTGATGATGTTTTATTTCAAAGTGATGCTGAAAAAATATTCTTTAAATACTTATATCACATCAATGCGATAAGAGTAAGAACTGCAACTTCACAAGAAGTTTCAACAGGATATTCTAGAATGATAGAGCTAGATGATTCTACTCAAGCCGGTTCTGAATATAGTCAAGTTATAAAATACATTGGAAATATTGATGTAACTAACGATAAAAATTATAAAGGGCAACAGTACAACGAAATATTTGTTAACGTTCCTTCTTCTGTAGGATATACTCCTGAAGTTTTATTAGAAACATCTAAGTTTAATACTAATAATATTAAGTTTGTACCTGGTGCTGAAATTGAAGGAAGAACAAATGATGATACTCACCCAGATCCTTTTTTAAATGTAGAATCTTATGCTGATCAAGCTGACGGAACTTATAATACTGACGAAAATGAAGTTCCAACATTTGGAATTGATTTTAATTCAAGCGCCTACTCTAAAATAATAAATGATCCTAAATTAGATTCAATATTAGATTATTCTAAAAGAGGTGGAGATTTTAGATTCAATGCTATCCTAGTGTATTATGACATATATTCAAAGTCTAACATTGGAAATAAAGCAACAAACCTATACGGTATAATATTATTAGATAACTGGAAAGAAGATACTTCAAATGATGGATGGTATATTCCAGAATTAACTAAGTATAAGCCGAATGAAGTTACCGGTCTTAATGGTAATGCATTTGCACTTAAATTAAATCTTAAATTTAATTCAGCGCTAGATAATGTTGGGATAGAAAAGAATGTTAATGATTATTCTACTTTCTCAATGGACATTTTCTTAGACACAACAAGTGCCTTAGAAAACGCGGTTCAATTATTAAGAGATGCTAATACTAGATACAATGATATTTCTAAGAAAGTTGAAATGTTAGAAAGTTTCTTTTTAAGTTCTGAAAACTTACAAGGAATATCTAAGAGACTAGACCATATAGAACAGGATGTTGAAAATGCTACTATTAATTTTCAAGATGAAAGAAGTCTTTTAGATCTAATAACAAATACCAACTCTAGATTAAATCAGGTTATTTCTGGTGTAATTCCAACAGAGATACAATATAATACAGATGTTTTAGAGTCAGGTAACCCAGGAGTGTCTATTGATAAATCAAACAATGGTAAAGTTAAAATCAGTTGTGTTAATTATGGCTATTCTTTAGGACAAGCTTATGTATATGATACTGTAACTTCTACTAATGAAAGAGAATTATCTGCTGATTCTATGTTTTTACCAGATGAAGCTGGAACAAAGGCGGTATGGCAAAGACTTAAAGAATTTGACAACTTAGTTATGGTCTATACAGATCAGGCACAGGACTTTGATTCTAATCTAAATATATACTTAGATGATACAATAACAAGTTGGAAAAAAGGCCAAGTAGTTAGAGTAACTTTTAAAAATAAAATAAAAAACTTATCAACACATTACATAACACTGTGGACTGATAAGAGTAATGGATGGTCGCAAAAACTTTCTATTTCTTTATCGGACTTATTATCTAATAAACCATATATCGAAATAGTATGTGTAGATCCAGTAAATAAAACGTTTGAATACGATATCTTAAGATAATATGAGCGCTAGCAATTCTATATCACATTTACTCGAACAGTTTCTAGAATTAAACACTAATTCACTAGAAACTTTCGAACGTATCAATGAGGCTATTTCAACCGATAAAGAAACGGTTACAATAGATTTATTCGATAATCGCACAGGAGAAATGACTGCAATTCAAATTCCAGCATTTGGATTTTTGAAAAGAGAAATTGAAAGAATTGATAAGAACATAACTGCGATTAGTGGTTTAGATACTTCCAGTGCAAATGTAAAACTTAAAGATGGTTCTTATAGAAGAATACATACTTCTAAATTAAAAGGTCCTTCTTTACCTATAAAGTCGTTAGCAACTCCAAAAGAATTTAATACACAACTAAACGATTTCTTTGAAGATTTCTTAAATCCTTTATTAACTATTAGTTTAGATGTTAAAGGACAAATTCCAGTAGATACTGAAAGAGTTTATACTGAAAGAGTTATATTTGATCATGAAGACTTGTCTTCCACTGAATCCTTTGATGAAATTTTTAAAGGTCAGAATGATGTCAATTATTCTAAATTTATTTCTAAAATAAAAGAAGATGGTTTAAAATATAGAATAGATGCAGAGACGGTAGATATGCCAGTAAGATCTATTCAGTATAATGGCCAGTTAGACGTATTAAAAGTAGAAAATGTTCAGAAAACATCTCTAATAGACGGGACTAGTCAAACTAAAACCGTAAAAGTATATACTCTAAATAAATTAACATATTCGGACTCTAATAAAGACATGAAAGATACTGAAACTCTAAAAATTGGAGATTCATTGGTAGTAAACACGTCTGAATATAACACAAGATATAGAGTAACCTCTATTGATTCTTCAACAACACAAGTTGAATTGTCACTTTTAGAAGGTTATTCACCGATTAAAATAGGAGCGAATGCTCTCGCTATTTATAAAGATATTGATGCTTCTGTTTCTATAGAAGTTAAAGTTGGATTTAATGAAAGACAAGTAGTTTTTGTTAAACCAATAGATCCTATCTCTAAACTACCAGCTACTGATTTCTCACCAGGTGTTGCATTCTTTTCGAATGAACTTACTATTCAAAATGAAGATGGTATAGTTACTACACTTGCTAAATACTATAAAGAAGAAGTTGCTGATTTTGGTCAATTTATTAAAGCACTTAAGGTTGATTACATTCCACCTGCATCAGAAGGTCTTATCCCAGATGCACCAATCGTAGAAGTAGATAACTTTAAAGTAACACAAATTAATAAACACCTTACTCAAAACGCTAGCGTTGAACAAGTAAAAAAGATCAAATCTGATAAAGTTAAAGCTAAAGAAGTTATTAAAAAGCTTGACACTACAATTAGAAAGAAAAGAAAATTAATTGCTACTAAAAAGTTCTCATCTAAAATAGAAAGAAATAGAGAGAAAAATGAATTAGCTTCTATCATTAGAGAAAAGGCTGCTGAAACTAAAGTATTCTCTTCAAGCGTTGGACAGATTAAAGCGATTGCTGAATCAAATGAATTACCTAAAGTTAATCCTAAATATAGGGTAAGAGGCTTTTGGTCTATTCCGGAGCCAAAGAAAGTTGGTGATGAAATTTCACAAGAAGTAGTTCAGTTTATTGCTAGATATAGATACGTTTCCTCAACGGGTAAAACATCTGTAATAGAGCAAATCAAATTTAATAAAAAAACTGCTGCATTTTCAAACTGGGTCGAAGTTAAAGGTCCTATTAGAAAAAGAGAAAAGCAAGCAGATGGTGGATATAGATGGATTCTAGAATCTGAAGAAGATTCACAGGCTATTAATTTTAACTCAATAGATTTATCTATTCAGCCTGGTGAAAAAATAGAAATGATGATTAAATCTGTTTCTGAAGCAGGTTTCCCACAAACCCCAGTAGAGTCAGAATGGTCAGATATTATTACTATTCCTTTTCCTGAAGGAGAAATATCTACAGACGGAGCAAATAGCCTAGTAAACCAAAATGATTTAGATAATGTTAAGGTTGAAATAAATGATGATTTAGAATCACAAGGATTATTTACACACCTTGATAGTGGATTTACGGCAGGAGATACTTATTATGCCCATGCCGCAGAATCACTAGCATCTGGTTTTTTAACAGGAGAACAGAATCCTATTAGCGTATATGATAAATTATTGGAATTACAGAATCAATTAGAAAGACTACAAGCTAAGGTTGAAGGTGCCGTTGGAGAATTACAAATTAAAATTATTGACGAAGAAGGTGAAGTAACGCTAGTTAAAAATAATTCAACTGCTAAAATATTCGCAGGATATTATGTAGATGAAAAACCAGATGATGAAACTAAAGGATATATTGTTACTAAAAATTATAGAGTAGAACTTCATAATACTAAGGCATCTGATCTAGAATTATGTGCAAGAATTAATGGAAATCTTAAACAACCTGCTTATGTTTCTTCATCACAACAAGAATATGGCCTAGGTATTATTAATTTAGAAACTGGTAATAAACAACCAACTGGAACTACAACACCTGATGTTAAAATAGCAAATGATACATATTATATGACAGAGGCTCAGTATGATTTAGTCCCTGTTGTTTATCAAAATCTTACAGGTGATGGAAATTCATACAATCATTTTTCTGTTGCGCCAGACCAATCATCTCAATTAAATGGACAGTTTATTTATTCTAGATTTAGAAATATAGCTAATAACGCTGATCTTTATTCGATTATAGATCCTGATACTGACTTGTCTAGGGATTCAAACTTAACAGGAGTAAGTAGCGCAGAATATGGATTAACATTTGCAACAGTCACGAATTCTGGAATTGGATCAATTTCTGATAGAACTCATTTAAGAGATTTTACAGACTTTAAAATACAACCACATCAAGATTTACCTAGTAATTTAAACGGAGCTGGTGATTTTATATGGAATGGAACATGGAATAATAATGGACAGGGTGTGCAGAATGAAGATGAAAACGGATTCCAATCTGATCCGAACGTTCCTGAAGCTATTCTTCCGAACTCAGCTGATACAGTTTCTGTTTCTCAAATAACGGCTGCTAAGTATGATTCAGGTCTTTTTCTTCATAAATCACACCCGCTACTTCAGTCTGACATAGGTTTAAATACAAAGGATATAGTTTCAACGGGAATTGTATCGATGCCGAAATATGCTATTAAAAGATCTAACGATAAGAATGGAAAAATTCAAACAGCATATCAACCGCTGACAATTACATTTAGAAGTGACGGTGAATCTGGACCAATAGATGAACAAGGTAATGTAATTGGTAAAAAGTCTTTAAAAAACTCATTTACGGAAGATGATCAATTTTTATTAGGTGGTCTTTCATGTGGTTCTTTCTTATACCTTTCACCTATAAACCAAACTAGTCTATCGGTAGATGGACCTAACAAGTATGGTAAAAAATTAATTGAAGGTGGAAGTCAAAATGCAGTGTCAGTTGATATGGTATTCCAATATAGAATGACAGATTATTTTGGAGAGAGTGAAACCGGTAAAGGTAGAGTTGCTGGAATATATGGAAATGCATTTACCAATTTAACATATTCAAAGAAAATAGGGCTAGACATCATAGATTCTTATAAAACTGAATTTAGCTTCGATGTAGAAGTTTACGCTAAATATAGAGCAGTTGGAACAAATAAAAATAGTATCAACAAAGTGATGCTGAGTAATTATAGAAACTCCCTTGGTTCCGGAAACTGGTGGTGGAATAGAAGAAGATTCTTCAGTGGATATAATGATTTTAGTTCATCTAGATTATACGATTTCGATGCTCGTCCATATAGGTAATATCTCGCTGTAACTAAGCAAGATATATACTCTAACAAAAATAGAGTCTATTTATAAATGGCGATAACGATTAACACACAAGCAGAAGGTATTTCGTATAAGGATAAGTCCTTTGCCCTATTAAGAACTAACCCCAAGTTAACTTCTAATGTCAAATTAATTACTGACGAAGAGGGAGATATCTATTTAAGCTCAATCAAGGCAAATAGAACTCTATCGCAGTATGAATATCAGAAATATCCTATTTCTAGTTCAGGTGAATATTGTAGGGACGTTGCTCAGTTTTACGGAAGATTAAGTAAAGATGAAAGATATCAGGTCGGTAGGGAATTTACAGATCTAAGTGTTTCTAAAGACTATTCTACACAATATGAAAACCTATATAATTACGGAGCTTCATTCAATTATACAAAGGCCTATGACGAGCAATATAGAATATTTGCTCCAATATGGTTAGAAGAAAGTGTTCCTGAAAAATTTATAATTTATAGAATTAAAGATGTAGATTTTAAAGAAAAATCTTTAGAAGATGATCCTAGTCAAAATTCTAGAATTCAAGAAATGTTATCTAATGCGACTTTAATAAAATCGTATGATATGACTAATAACTCTAAGCTAGGGAGATATCTAAATAGTCACGTATCTAATCCCTTAATTCCTAAGTCGCATATTGATTTTAATTTTGAACTGGATGATCCTACTTCCTTTAACGGAATAGACGTAATGTTAGGTGGCTTTGTTGAAAAGTCAGATTATATAGATGATGATTACGTTAAAGAAGACCTTCCCGAAATTTTAGCTAATAATACATTAACAACTAGCTTTGAAAGAAACGGAATTGTTTCTCACAATATAATTAATTTAGAATTTTTATTTGACGATAATGAAGCCGACGACTATAATGTTTATAGATATTTTGGAATTTTCGTAGATGAACATCAAGAAGGAACTGTAGTTGTCAATTCTGTAAATTCAATAGGACACTTAAATTTAGATATAAGCAATTCATCGTCTGACGAATTAGATAAATTACCATCTATAAAGGATTACACCCAGCCGATTCTTGGATGGGTAAAAGATATTAATAATAAATATCATAACGTTTTAAATAGATTTAGAAAGACTAGAATAGAAAAAAACCAAATACTAACATCATATAATGGAGACTCTTCTATTTTTGTAAATAAAAAACAAACAGAGTTTAACACCCCCGTAATAAACAAAACACCATTTAATGGTTTTATAGAATTAAATATAATAGACCAGCCTTCTGATAATGATAAAGTATTTTTAGGAGACTTGCTCGAGATAAGTATTGAAAACTTTAATTTGGGTGATTTTGTTTTAATCGCAGACACTTCTCTTCCAATTGGAACATTTCAAGAAAATAGATATTCTGCAATAGGTAATACTTCTCAAATAGCAGCAGCACTTGCAGCGGCGATTAGAAATGCAGAAGTTATACCGTATAATGCTAGCTCTATAAAGAACAGGGTGATCATAGATGACTACTCACAGGGAAGGAATAAGAATACAACTGTATTTGGTATTAGTTCATCTAATCCGAACCCCTTTATCGATATGCAAAGTTCAACCGACGCAAATCTTGCATTTTCAAATAAGTATAACGACTTTATAAGTGAAGGTGGAACTGTTACGGGTGGATTGCAATTAGGAGACTATGAAATTTACACTATGATTGGTGGATGTTCTGTTAATCAGGGTGTATTAATATCCCCTAACGAAATAGGAAACCTACAGGTAGGGTATTTTATTAAAGAACTTAATAAGGATAACTATGTTAGGATTATAGAAATAATAAAAGATCCTTATTCAGAAAACTTTAGAGTTATTTTTCAAAAACCGGTGGTTTTTTCAATGGACAATGTGATTACAAGTTATGAAACCTATGATACTCCCTTTGGAAAGTTTTCAGCGTATGATTTCAAGGATTTTAATTTTGATTTCTACGATACTTCAAATTCTAAAATAGACTTTTTAGTTTTAGAGAGCATGCAATATAAGAATGATGAAGCTTCGTTTGGAGTAGCAAATGTTTCTTCCATTTACGTCCTCGAAGCCAATGACCAACCTTTTCCTGGAGCAGATCCTTATATATTAATACATGATATAGACGTTAGTGAATTTATTAAAAAAGGAGACTTTGTAAAGGTCGATACGGTAGGTAATCCTGGTGAACAGGAATGGACAGAGGTAAAAGATGTAATCTATACATCAATGGGTACGATGTTCTTTACTAAAATAATCACGAAGGATTTAGCATCTGCTAATTATTTTTTCAACCAGTCTAACGTTGCTGATATCTATGAAGATTTTATATTTAAACCGGGTCCTGGTAATAGTCAATTATTTAAGTTTAAATCTTTATCTAGTATTATTAGAGATGATATAGTTGAAAGTGATTTTATAGATACAGAAATCATTAATGAATATGATAGGTTAAAGGAGAACTCATTAAAGGAGACGAGTGTTAATTCAAGAGTCGTACCTACTATATGTAAATTTAATTTAAAAGATTCTACTAACTCTAGAAATTTATCATACATCCTAAACACCAATGAAGCATTCGGTGTAAATAATTTATCAGCTGATATTACTAAACTTTCAGAAAGATCAGCTGAAAAACTAAATATGGAACACTTCTATATACATAATATTCCTACATATTTATTAGAACCTAGCAGTATTCCATTACTTATGGATTATGTCTATGAAGGGTACGAAAAGCCTTATTCAGAATTAGTCGCAAATTTAAAAAGCACTGACTTTGATTATTTTTCAACTATATTAAACTATACAGGTGCTCATCAAAATGATAGCTCAGGTCTAGCGACAATTGAACCCGGTGAATGGGTTAATTCAACCCCACTTAAAATGTACACTAAAATGCAAGGTGGAGATTCTGTTAATTTTTCATCTACAGTTTTTAAAGGATTAAGATATATTTATAAAGATAGAACTGAATTTTTATCGACTAGCCCGATATCTTTTAAATCTTCGTCTGATGTAAATGATTTTAAAGTTGCAACAATACTTAACTATACTTCTAACGACGAAATAAACAACACGGGAGTAGATATAGAGGTTGTAAGAAATAATAAATTTAAAACTATTAGCATTCTTATAAATTTACAAGTTCCTACAAATGATATATCACAATTAGACAGATATTTGTTATATAATTTAAATGACCTTTTAAATGAAGGAGAAATACTTGATAGTAATATTAGAGGTTTCTTAGAGTTTGGAGGTAGCTCAGTAACAGTATGGAATACTGAAGATCCTGAAATTACAACGATAGTGGAAGCTTCGGTGCAATCAGTTGGCGAAAATACACCTAAATTTACACAAGACATTTTTAAAATAGATGAGCAATATTCATATATATTATTTGAAAGTGGAAATGAAACTTATTCTTTACAGGTTGTTTCGGTGATAGACGATTCACAAATAATAGTTAAAGGTCTTCCTTACCTATGGGTATTAAATCAGCAGACTGGAGAATATTATCAGGATTTAGATGTACCCTATGACGATCCAACTACGATTCCTAACATTATACCTCTTAAATATTATAACGGTGGTAAAAAGGCATGGGATAATGCATTACAAGACGTTTCTTCATTTGGATTTGCAGATAGAATTAATACACATAGAGATATAACGTATACTACTATTCTAGAGAATGGAGATATAGAGTCAGGTCAGTTTTGTTTAGAAATACAAAGCGGTGTTGAGTTTGTAAAAACCTCAATTTTAGACATAGAAATAGATGATGATAAACCTAAGGCATTTAAATTAAATAATGATAATATAGGTTATAATCTGGTTGCAAGAGAAGATGGTGGATATTACACTACTCTTAAAAGAATGAACGGTAGCTATGATCCTTTATTTAAAGATGTTGTAACTTTTTCATCTCCCTATGGCAATTATAAATTTAGAAATACCTTAGATTCTTTTAATGAAGAGCAAGAGAACAGGTTGAAAAAATACAACAGACTGATAGGAGTAAATTGTATGTTTAATTCTAATTTAGGAGTTGATGAAAATTACGGAATTATCAATAACTTTTTCTTTCATAAAGTAAATGAATTACAGCCGAAGGTTATTAAACTAAGTCAAGAATCAGATAAACTACCCCTATATCCATTAATTGGAGAAATAGCAATAGATAAAAAAGATTTAAACCTATTTAAGAGTAAATATGCTAAAGACTATTATACAAGGTCCTTTGGTGGAACAAATAGATCAAAGGAAGTCCATGGAACATTAAGCCCTATAGAAGAAAGATCTTTCTTTGCATCTACAATAATGAAAGTTAAAAATGAATATGATATAACTTCATACAATTTAAAAAGAGTAAGATCTCTTCAAGCGTTAGATGTAATTAGATATGATGAAAGAGAAGATGATGGTGCTTATATTTTTGAAGATTCTCAAAAAATTCACATTGACTTCTACATCGCTAATTCTATTGTAAGAAAATTAAAAGAAGAAAATATAACTGCGTATTATTCAAGGTACGCTACTTCTGAATATTCGTATGGAGATAAAACAACATTGGAAGATGATTCAACAATATACATTGAAGAAAACATTATACCTAGATTTATAATAGATCAAATAAAGGTATATGGAACTGAAATAGCAGGGTATCTTCCAAGTGATGATATAAATCAATCTAAATATAGTGAATTGGAAAGCGTAACTAATATAGAAGATATTACATCTGATGGGTTTTTTGAACTTACTAATTTTGAAATCAGAAGTTTCGCTGAAAAGCCTTTAAATTTCAGATTAATATATAATAAAAAACCAGGGTATCGATATAATTTGAGGGTCCATTCTAAAATAATTGCATAAAAATGAACATAAGAATCAAAGAACTTTTTAAGAGTGATCTAGATCCTAACAGTAGTGAATGGTGGTCAAAGGATAAAATTGATAAAATTAATTTTAATTTTAGACTAATGAAAAACGGAGGGCCAAGTGGCCCTGTAGGAATTGAAGGACCAAATGGTGAAGATGGTGATAAGGGTGAAGACGGTCTACAAGGAACTGAGGGACCACGTGGAACACAGGGTATGATAGGACCAGAGTCAAGTGGAACTTGGAAATCACAAGAGATAACAGATGATAATAATCCAACACAAAGGGTAATATATCCTTCCGTTGCTGTTAATCAGAGTGGAACGGTTACATTAGCAATTGGTGCATCGGCTCATTTAGATAGCAATGGGGAATTAATAAGTCCTTATTATGGTGAATTATCAACAGAGCCTGTCAGTGCTTCGAAGAGCGGAACATTAAATATTATAACAGAAGCTTCAACCGGTTCAAGCCCCAATAACCCCACTCCATCTCCTCAGAATTCTATCATATTTGCAGAAGATAAACATCTCGATAAGTCATATAATATTGGATTAAAAATAGAAGAAGATAGTAATAATATTGAATTTCCTGTTTTAACATTTACTCCGGATATCAATGCTGATCACGTAAATAATAAATTTGCTATAAAATTTGATAGAGACAATAGGTTTTATTTTAATGGAACCATTCAAAACGTATTAGGTGCCGAATCCGTAATTCCGTATGAACTTAATGTAGATGCAACCTCGCCGGGTAGTGTAATAGAATTTAAAGTAGGGGAGATAAAGTATTCTAATCACTCTCCAAGTTTAAATAAATTACTAAAATCACACGACACACAGGGAAGAGTTGAATGGGAAGATGTTTTTAACATGTTTCAAGTATTCCCCGTGGGATCTATAATAAGAATACCCAGTGATACCTTCTTTGGTGAAGAGAACTTTAATCTATCGGATGCCGAGACAGGGCCTATGTTAATTGTAGACGGAGATGAAGTAATTAAAACAAACTTCGGATCAGGTAAACCAACCGGGCTTTATGCAGGATGGTACTTATGTAATGGAGAAACATGGGGTGATGGAGGAATCGTAGCATACGATACACCTAACTTAAACGGGTTTGACTGGGATATTACTAATATAGCAGGTTTAACGGGAGATTTATCAGGCAGTACAAGTGGAGGTAGCTTAGCCACATATAATGGTAATATACTTTTTTCAGGAGGAGTTAGTGCATTGGGTCTCGATGGTTCTGGATTAAACCCTAATGTCATATCACATTCTTTTGATAATAGTACAGAAGATGTAAGAATATATGACAATGAAAATATACAGTTTGCGCCTTCTGAGCATATCATAATGGGAGAACAAATTAGTATAATTTATTTGAAAGAATATGATTATAAGTGGAGTACGGCCGCCGCCTCTACCAGCTCTTCTAATATACAATTACAATATCACGCGATGACAGGATCTATGGATTCAAATACTATCGCACCAGGCACGTACAGCACTAACATAGATATTGCAATGCAATATGCAACTACATTAAACCCAGAAACAATACAATGGACGGCAGACGGTGCTCCAAGTGATGGAGCTCAATTAGATGCTTATTGGAATAACGATAATAATTTTGCAAATGGTAATGTAAGATGCTATTCAAACGGACAGGAATTAGCAGACGGATGGTTAGCTAGAGAATCTGGTGGACAGAATGGATGGGGCTATGCAAGAAAATATATTAATGGTGTTGGGATATCTTCAGATGACGCTTTAGAAACAGAGCCTAAAGAATGCTGGATGATGTATTCTGAAAGTGTAAATGGAGTTGACGGTACGTATTCTAGCATTGGTATTTCTAATAACGGACTGCTCCCTCCTGTAACAATGACAGAGGCAGATGTAACCGGGTTTACTGGATGGCCAGCCGGCACTTCTTTGGAAAAAGTATTTATTTCTAATAAAATAGACAATCATCCAGATGTCGTGGGATCTTCTAGTGATTTTAAAGATTATGAAAATACTTCACATATATGGAAACGTAATGATGGAAATAATACCATAGATCAATTAACTGATGGTTGGTATAGGAGTGTACCAAATACGGATACGTATCTGGTTAATTTTGGCTTCGGTGGTATGTTAACAATAGATTCTGGATTATATATGGCATGGAGAAAATATTGGTCAGCAAATGATAATGAATTTAAAGGAGATGTTATAAAATCTAGATTTGTACAATGGTCGAGTGGAGACCTTTCTCTTGGAATAGGTGCTACTACGGCATGTGATGCAACTTCAGGTAATGATATATTTTATTCTTCTGATATGTTTGAATTAGGAGAAAACCCTGGATCATGGCGCGTAACGAATTTAGGTGCATCTAATTCAAATGCCGAGAATGAAGGTAGAGTTTCGTCATGGTTGTCAAACCAAATATACGTAAGACAAGACCAGAGTTCTAACACAGTTCTTTATAGTTCAATCGCTAATCTTGGAAAATATCCACTTACATTATTAAAATCAGATACCTTTATTCCAGGAACAAACATCTCGATAAAAATAGCCGACTGGACTGGAGACTCTGGTACATCAGGATATACAGGTGAACATTATAAAGCTATTGATTCAAATAGTCAAGCAACTGCCACTAATCCGACAGAATGCTCGGGAGGAAGTCCATCCGGTGTTATATTTGACTGGGATGACGGAAATACCAATAATACACTTAATTATTTCGGTGGAGGAGGTAATGGAAATGTTTATTTTACGCTTAGTGGCATATCTCCATCCCAGCTTAGTTCTTCTAATTTTACTATAGAGGATCCTAGCAACAGCATGAATTGGGCTAGTGTAAGTTTCAACCCAGGTGACAATTATGTATCACTAAGTATCATGACGCCAATAGAAGAGCCTAGTGAAATATTGGACTTAGATTTTGATTATAGTGGTACATTGAATGAACTCGCTAGCGATACTACTATAGGAATTTCCATTGATCCATGTCACGTTGAAGGTACTGTAATTAGTATGGCAAATGGAACTACTAAATTAGTTGAAAACTTAAAAGTAGGAGATGTATTAGATTCGTTTGATATAAAAGGATTAAGCGATAGTGGTGAATGGAGAAATTTTAAAACTAATGCGATGGAATTCAGGGCTCCTAAGTCATCTGCTAAAATAGTCAGAATAATAAAAGGAACTTATAAGAACTATCAAGATATTAATAACGGATTAACTAAAATAACAAACGAACACCCTATATTAATAAAAAGACCAGATGGAGAAATATTCTTTAAACAGGCTCTTTATATTGATACGACCGACATGATATATGTTAATGAAAAATGGACAAGAGTTAACTCTAATGAAACTATTCACAAAACGGTTAACACATATTCTATTGATGTTGAAAATGAAGATGTTTATATTGCAGACGGTATTTTATGCCATAATGTTGAAGAGCTAGAGGAAAAGGTCCAGTAATAATTAGTTCTAGAAATTAAAGATATATACTAAATAAATAAAGATTTAAGTAATGCCAATACCTATTAATTTAAAGCAGATTCTACAATCTGATACACAACAGGAAAAACTGGATAAAGTTAATTATAACTTTGATCAGTTAGTTGCTAATGGCGGTGGACCAATGGGAGCCACTGGTTCTATTGGTGAAACGGGATTTCAGGGTGCAACTGGTGACGATGGTCCTCAGGGTATTGACGGTCCTCAGGGTTTTCAAGGACCTGCTGACGCTTCTAATAATTCAAAATGGAAAGACGGAGCAATATGGTACAATGGAGCTCTTAATATTAAAACTATAGTACCTGAACATGAGCTGGCAGGTCCAGCAACACAGGTGAATTTCCCTCCAACTAACGTATTATTAGGTTATGCAAGTAATGATGATGAGTATAATGATTTAAATTTAATATCGGGGTATCTAAATAGCGTTTTATTAATTAATAAGAATTCAAATTATCATGATTCTAACATTAGATTAATATCTGAAAAAGGAACAGATAAGTATTTAGACATAGCATTGACTAATTATCCTGCTTTAAGTTCAATTGGCGAACAGTCTGTTCTAGAATTTAAATTTGCATCTAGTGTAGCGGCAGGAGAATATAGATGGAATGCAGATACGTACATAATCAACGATGTCAATGATAATGAGATGATGTCAATGGACGCTATTAACGGTGTAAAATTTACAGGATCATTTCTTTCTACTAACGATGCAATATTTACAGGTAGTATTTTTAAAATTAATAACTCTTACGTAGGTGGAACAACTAACACTAACCCAGATGTAGATAAGATTGCGGTGGCATTAGACAATACTGGAACGATAGGTTTTAAGGAAGCATCTGAAATAGGTGCAAGTGTTCCCATAGGAACAATAATATCTTTTCATTATGACACATATATTGATGTTAGTAACTTTACACAGAATCAAACAATAAATTTAAATAGTGATCCAAGTACGATAGATATTGTAGTTGGAAGAGGAGTTGCAGGTACGCAATATGAGGGATGGTATTTATGTAATGGTCAAACTTGGAAAAATAGTAATATAAACTACACTGTTCCTAATTTAAATTCCTTTTCATTTAATTTTACAACAAACGTAGGCCAAATAACATCACTAAGTGGTGCATCAAGACCTAATTTTATAGGAGGAGGTCTATTTACTTTCTCTCAAGACGCGAATTCAATTGAATATGATATAACTGTTGATTCTACAGAGGCATGGGTAAGTGAGACTTCAACTAATTCTAATTATGCAACAACTGAGTATGCGGTTGTTAAAACTCCTCAATTAATATATTTAGGAGCATCTGATTTATATTATAATGTTACAGGCCCTGCTCCTCTTACATTCCCTGCCATGTATTCTAAATTATTAGATAACAATAGCACAACATATAACGATGCAGTATTTCCTAATTCACCAGATGAAGCAGGAGCAGATAGATGGAGAGAAATAAATTTAGTAGATGCTAATGGATATCAAGGTAATTCGATTATCGTTGGACAGCCACTTCAATCAGCAGGTAGAGAAATTAAAAATACTACAACAGGAACATGGTCAGCAGGAAGTACGTCAGATGTTCAACTCGAATACGGCCAAGTTAATATATTTGACTTAAGATTAACAGCTAGAGGTAAAGATACCTCATGGTCATCAAATCCTTCTCCAGAATCACCACCTAATTGCAATACTGAAAGAGAAGCAGAATCTTATTCATGGTTTACTGACTGGTCAGAAAGATGGAATGGAAATACATCTACTACATCTGCATGGAATTACGTAGGAGAATTTAATCCAAGTTCAACTAGTTCATATTACGAAGGTCAGATTTTTAGTTATCAAAACAACTTTTATACAGTTTCTCCCGGACAGTCCAGTATGGGAATAGATCCGGTGGCTTTAAATATAACAGATCCATCTGCACATATAGTTGCAACTGGAAGCTCATGGGAAAAAGGAGGAAATAGCTGGTATGGTACTCCTCGTTATTTTTATAGATTGCCTAAAGTAGAAGATCCTGAAGAAGAGAGTTGGCACTATAGTCCTATGAATCAATCAAACAGTCCTTCTAATTCTGCTCCTCCGCCGAACAACAGATTTAGTTTAACACTAACAGGAGGTAGAGGAGGATATGGCGATTGGGCTACTAATACATCAGACGGCGCAATAGTACGTCCAATATCGGGAAGCCCTGGTCAATTTGAGCCCGTATGGCCTTCACTTTATGAGCAGGCTAATTCTACCACAGCAAACGCATTAACAAGCGGAGAATTATATGATCAACAGGGAAGATGGACATGGCCAGCAGAGGTCTTTTTAGACATTTATAATGATATAGGTCAAACTGTTGCGATGGTTCAAGTTCCTATAATTACAAGATGGAACAAAGGTATAATAGAAGACCTCTATGATAGTTTAACAATAGACCCGACAACTGACTTTCCACAATATTCAATGCCATATAACTATACAGAGGGTACTAATCACTGGAATACGGCTGCAACAATAGGTACACAAGTTGGTCCGACAATAAGCGGTCCCGGTGGTACCATAGAAAAGATGTATAGCGGAGGATGGGAAAACCCAGGGACAGGTGTATTATCTGGAGAAGATTGGGATTATTGGTATACTGGACAGAATGATACTGAATTTAGAAGATATCAGAGGGTTGAATTTAAAATCCTAGTATCACCTTCAGTTTCAAACGACATATATTCTTATTTAGATAATAATCCTGGTTCTACTATTAAATTTAGAACTGCATGGTGGAGTGATAAGATACAAGATGGAACCGAAGATTATTTAGATCCTGACACTGACAACGGTATATATAATGGCGGTGGAAGTCCGGATTACAGTTCTTCAGCATGGAATAGACAGCCGGCTGGAATGGGATACGATCCATCAGTGTGCGTACAGAACTATAATCCACCTACTTCAGCACTTCAAATACAAGGAGGGTCTACCTTTAATTTGGATGATTATTCCTTTGGAGCGGGAAACGGTAGCGACCAGGTACAGTATATAACAAACGATGCTACTCAAACTCCTATTGTAATTTCAGGTACTTCCCAAAACACTGGAAATGGAACTAGGTATACTGCAACCGTAAATCCACCTAACATTAATACTGGAATAGGAACAATTGATATCCAATCAGTGACAGCATGTTCGCAATTAGGCATGGGATATACCACTAACGATCTTGTAATACAGCATTCAGCGGGTAATTCTACGCAAATTACGTATACTGGTTCTTTAACAACAGCTACATGCCCTAGTCTATGTGAGTCACATGTGGTGACAGCCGGGACTAATTCCTCATCACTTTACTCTTATGAAGATTGTAACGGTGTTATACAGTTTGATACGATCCTGGTAAATGGACCTTCACAAACATTCTGTGCAGCGATCGGTAGTGTAATAATAACAACTCCAAGTTCCGGTGCATCGGTTTCCCTAGGAGGAATGCTGAGATGTGATTAAAATAAAGATATGAATATAATAAACACATATAAACTTTACAAAAACGTAATTCTTTTCGGAGGACTTGCGATTTTGTTGTTTTGTCTTTTACAACAATGTAACTCTAACCAAAACTTAAAAAGAGAAATTATACAAGTTCAGAAGGTATCTGATAGAAACCTTAATAACTATAAAGCCACGCAAGATACTATTATAATTGAAAAGAATAAAAATAAAGAATTAGTTTCTAGTATAAGATCCTTTGAGTATGATGTAAACACCCTAACTGAAAGTAATAAGAAACTAGTTTCTAAATATGCTAATCAATTAAATATTAATAACGAATTAGAGAATGTTAATAGTTTACTTTCAACAACTTTAAACGTAAAAGATTCTATAATAAACGCAAATGGAGTTGTAACCGTTGATACGGATTCTATAAATAATATAGATACGATAACAGTTGACGTAAACGATAAGTGGGAGTTTGATAAATATAACTGGAGAAGATTTCAAGGAAGTATATCTCTTTTAAAGGATAGCACTAATTATAATTTATTCTCTTCTAGATTTGATATTATACAGGGAATAGGTTTAAGTGCTGCCATCATTAATGAAGAAGGATTTGACAGACTTAAAATTACAACTCCATATAAAGGAGTAACGTTCACTAATATAGAAAATATAAACTTAGTTAACGATAGATTAAATAATAAATATGAGAAAAAAGCAGGGTGGTCTATTGGTGTTGGATTTCAATATGGACTTAACTTGAATAACAATCAAGTTATAAGTACTGGTCCATCAATTGGTATAGGAGTATACTGGTCCCCTAAATTTCTTAGATTTTAAAATAATAAATAAACAATGGCACAATCATCCAAATTCTTAAGACTAGATGACGACATTCTAATGGAGTTCATGTATCATGATCAAAATGTTGATTATGTAGATGATGCTAAGATAGAAAACGACGACAACGGAAGTCAATTTAAATTTTTAAACACAGAGGCATCTAACGATTCAGCCTCTAGATTCTTAATTCATGAATTAGGAGCAGATGTTGTTAACTTCAGTGTAAAGATACAAGATGGTTATGTTTTTATTAATGATTTTGCGTCTAGGCAATTAGTTCTTAAAAACGGCAAAACTTATAAATTTAACCTATCTGATTCTACGATAGACAATATAGCTGGATTCACAATAGATGGTTCAACTACCCAATTAATTGGTAACACATACATATATACTCCAGGAACTAATGGAAGATTTGAATATTCATATGAAAATATGGCTGGAGATAGTGCTAGAGGTGGAGAAATAAACGTAGGAAATAGAGCTAATCCTTTATTTGCAGAACCAGAACAAGAAACTGGAAATAGTATTAAAACTGCAACAGGTGAAGTTGGAAGATATTATGGAGTTCCTTCAGAATATGATGGCAAATGGGCTTTACTAAAAAATGATTTAGCATATTTAGATAGTTCATCATGGAATGGAACAGACTCTTCTCTTGCAAACGTAGATGATAGTATAGTAAGTGATGTATGGTATGACACTATAAGATTACACTTAAAGACAGGATTTTCATTTGCAGCTAGAGGTAAAGAAGGTTTTATGTTTCAGGTAAAAGCAAAAAGAGAATCAGGAGTCTATAATTATTTCACATCTATTGTGTATTTAAATCATTCTAATTTTGAAATTAGTAATCCTAATTCATTTGTATTAGGAGATACTTCATATTCTAAATACATACAAATTAAAGTACCTTCTTTAATTTATTTTGATGTTTCAACTAAGAATAAAGATTTTCACGATGCATTCTTTGGAGAAAACGAAGATGCAATATTAGATTCTACTAACTATGAAATAAGTTTAAAATTAATAAACACTTTAACTGAAGAAGGAGATGTAGAATACATCAATGTAGAAGACACTATTGATGTTACAGTCGCAATGGAAGACGAATATGTAGATATTGCAGCAAACGTCGAGGAAGTAGAAGATATGGATTATTTTCAAATATATGGGACCAAGGACGGATCTAGGCAAGGTTTTGAAAACTATATAAATGGAAGAATACAAACATCAAGTGATGATATCATAATATTCCATGACATAGAAGTTAGTGAACAAATAGGTTTAGATTTCTTAGACACATCTTCTATGACATTTACTCAAACCGCAAATTATGAAGCTCCGATACCATTTAGACCTATCATATTTAATTCTGATATTGCAAGTTCATTTTATATTAGACATACTATGAGAATGTATAATGAAACCGATAATACACAGATTATTAAGGTTGCTACTATGACATCATATAATCCTAAGAAATACGGTACTCGTATGGAAAAGATTAATCTAAGAAACGTAGATCCTACTATTATCTATAATAAACTACCTAACACTACAGTAAATAGAGAATTAAATCAATTTGTTAATTCAATTAGACCGAGCGTTGGAGAAACTAAATATGTTCCAGTTGCGTTAGATACTTATGGTATATTAGCATCTGCTACAAACGTTACAACAGATTTAACAGAATCTGAAGAATTAGATAACATTAAGTTTTTTGAAGAAGGTAAAGCTAGCATTAAATTATCTAAAGTATCTGATAACTTCGTGAAATTTAATATTGCTCAGCCCGATGGTGACGATAAAAAAGCGGTTTCATTAGTAAGCGCTGAAAATATAATTTTAATTATTAAAAGCGGATCTATAGAACAGAGAATAGTACATGATCCTTCATTTCCTAATATAGATTTAGGATTAGGAGAAGTATTCTTTAAAATACCTAAAGGCACAGCTGTAAGATTTGATAAAACAGATGCAAATAAGTTCGAAGACAAATTCTATATTAATATAAAGAATGGAGAAACAGAGTCCTTATTGTATCATGGAAAAGTAGAAATAGTATAATGATATTAAATAGTAGAAATAACTTATTTAACTTTAAATTTCCTAGGACATTTATTCCGAAGGAAGTAGCTGACAAATATAGATCTTATTTGGGTAAAATGCCAGGCAACATAATAGAAGAACCTATTGATTTTGTCAATTATTCAATACAGGGTTTAAGTTTACCTGGAATTAATTTTGATCCAATACAGCAATCGCCTAACGACGGAACTATCACATACCATAGAGGGTCTATTCCTATTCAAAATACAGTTGAAAGACAATTCTCTATAGAGTTACAGCTATTAGACGGGTATATTAATTATTGGATAATGCAAGATACTTTATTATATTATTATTCAAAACAAGTTAGAGACCCTTTTATTAACGATCTAAAACTTCAAATAATGGATGCAGAAGGTATACATTTAATGAGTGCAGTTTTTGAAAAGCCTATTCTTAATTCTATTTCTGAATTAGAGTTAAACATGTCAAGTAATGTTGCTGATTTTTCTACATTTACACTTAACTTCTATTATAATAAGTTTAATATTATCTCAGAGATAGACGGTAAATAAACGAGATATATAATCCATAACAATATAGACCAATATAATGAAAACATTTTTTGAATACTTAAGCGAAGAGAATATAACTAAAGAGGAAATTACCCTTTTAGAAGAATCTCTGCAGTCAGAATGGACTGATGAATTAGAGCAAAAAGTAGATGCTGCTTTAGAAGAATTTACTAGACAGTATGCAAATGAAGATGGAACGTTTGATTTTGAAAGATTTAATGAGGAATTAACAAATGAAGGTTTCTTAGGTTCTATATTTGGTGGCCTTACAGGATTTGCTCTAGGTAAAACAATTGGTAAAACAGTTGCTAAAGTTCTAGGAATTCAGAAAGGTATTTTTTACGATTTATTAACCTCAAGATTAGTTGGCGCTGGATTAGGTGCGGCTATCGGAAAATCATTCTAATTTGAATTACGTATCAGTAGACTTTTCATTAAATTCTCCAGGTATTTTTATATACCAAGAAGAAACTAACGAATATCATTTCATATCTTATATTAAAGAAGGTCAAGGAACCAAGAAAGAAAGAGCTTGGCAAGAAGACATATCTCATTTAAAGGGAGTTACTCTTATTAATCAACCTGACTGGGGAAAACATGGTGAAGATTATTCAAGCGTTGAATTAGCAAAGATAAAGAGATACGCTAAAACCGCAGATGACATTATTAATTTAATAACGGATATTACAAAAACAAAGAAGCAATATATTATTTCTTTTGAAGGAACTTCTTTCGGTTCTAAAATGGGAACTAATAATATTATAGATATGGCTGCAGGAGCTGCGATACTTAAAGAAAGAATGCTAAGTCAACTTGAAATCTTAGATATTCAAACCATTGCTCCCACTACAATTAAGAAACACGCTGGAAAAGGAAACATGAATAAGTCTCAATTATGGGATGCCTTTTTAAGTAATGTATTAGGAGATCAAATTTTAGCAGAACATCCTCTTTTAGATTTTTGTGTGAAAGAAATTGGACCTTCTAAAAAAATACCAAAACCCTTTGACGATTTAGTTGACGCTTACTTTTTAACTCACTTCGTTAGAGCAAAGATGTCGGCCACTGAGGAATAGATTTACCACTGAGGCTTAAAGTCTTAAGTTATACTGTCTTTTCCCCATAAAGTTTCATAAAATAAAAAGATATATAAAATATGCAAACAGATAGAGAAATAATACCGGCACACCTATTAAAGCTTAAAGAGATTTTAAGTGATATGGTAACTCAACATAGAATAACAGAAAATGAAATGATAGATATGTTAAGAAAGGCTGGTTTAGCTCGTCTTCCAAACTCTTCTTCAAAGTGGATTGACGAATCTGGATCAACCTATTCAGAGTTATAATTCTTCCCCCTGCCCCCTGCAATACGGATATATAGAATAGTTATTATTGTGAAACCTTTTAGGAATTGCATGTATAACTATTGAAAGTTTTTTAAAGATTAAAGACATTAACGTAAATTAAAGCAATTAAAGACATGGCAGATTTTGACATTTTTAACCTCAGCGTATCAGACGTTGAAACTCATGAAACAAAGAGCTCAAGCTCTACAAATGAGATCTACAAACCATCCGCAGATGATGGTAAAGACGGAACTTACAAAGCACTTATTCGTTTTGTTCCAAACCCAACAAACCCAAGAAATTCATTAGTTAAAAAGTATGTACACTGGCTAACTGACGCTAACGGCGATGGAAGACTTATTGATTCACCTTCAACGGTAGGAGATAAGTGTCCAATTGCAGATGCATTCTTCAAACTTCGTAAGAGTGATTCAGCAGTAGACCGTAAGATGAGCGACAAGCTTAAGCGTAGAGAACAGTATTACTCACTTATCAAAGTAGTGAAAGATCCTCAGAACCCTGAATTAGAAGGTACTTATAAAGTATTTAAATTCGGTTACAAAATTAAAGAGAAGATCGAAGAAGAAACTAAACCTGCATTTGGTGAACCAACTCAGATTTATGATTTATTCGAAGGAAAGAACTTTGAACTTATTATTACTCGCCAAGGTGAATATAATAACTATGATAAGTCTAAATTCTCTGCAACTAGATCAGCTATTGCAATTGATGGAAAACCAGCTGAAAGAAACCAAGAAGCTATGACATCTATTAAAGGTGAATTAGATACAGCGCCATCTTTAGATCCTTATGGATATAAGAAATGGGATGCTGAAACTCTTGACTTTGTCAATGGTATTTTAAGACAATATCTTAACCCTGGTTCTTCAATGGATTCTGTAATTTCTACACCGAAGCCAGCTGCTAAAAAAGCAGCAGTAAAAGAAGCAGCTCCGGTAACAGGAAATGATGCTAACTTTGAATTCCCTGACACAATGACAGCGACTCCAACGGCAGCAGAAACAAAATCTTCAACTGCATCAGCAGATAGCGATGATCTAGATTCTTTCTTAGATGAAATCGGAATCTAAAAAAATCACAGAAGATTTAAAGCAGAAGGTCAGAAGTTTAGTTAAACAAGTTTGTGTAAAAGAACATACTGACCCTAACAAACACATGATTAAGGAAATGCCAGGTCGTTTAAACCTGGCATGCCCTTATTGTGGTGACTC